CGGCAACTGGCGGGATAAGCTCTGCCGGAAGCTCATGCTCTGGAGACGATCCAGATGGCTGGCGTTGGAAGCGTTGTTATCCTGAGTCTGACGAGAATGCAGGTATCAAATCCTGCCATGTCCTCCGAGAAAGTCCGAGGTAGGTGGCTGCCGATGACGATTGGCACAGTGGCTGAGGGATGTACACTAGGACGCTATGTGGGTACATCGTGTAGGACTTTCTCATTTTGACGACTCGGAAATGCGAGAGATAGTGTTGCCGGTCGCGGGCGTACCGGCCACGGGCGTAGCCGAAAGGCTCAATACTTCTTCGCATGCAGGTTCGAATCCTGCATCTTCTCTTAGGGCGAAGCGGCTGGTAGGATGTAATAAAAAGGAAGAGGTTCGTAATGCCAGAAACAGTATGGAGCAGGGACAAGCGGTATTGGGATAGAACTTTGACCAGGTGCAGTCACTGTGGCGAATTCGATAACTGCTTCGGGGTCAGACAAGGCCAATATATTTGCCCATTATGCTTAGAGAAAAGAGAGTGGGCTCCTGTCAGAACCTATGAAGAAGATATAGAGTTAAGGAAGAAAAGAATCCATATGGGGGATGCCGAAGACCACCTTCAGGAATATGTTTGTCAGCCCGTAAGAAGAAAACTATTTATTGCCCCGTCGCACAAATGAGGCAACGATGTCGACACCGACACTGACACTGACGCCGATACAGATACCGTCACGGACGCAGACACGGATACAGATACTGACTCGGATGGCGACTCGGATGGGGATGCCGATACCAGAACCGATGGCGAGACAGATACGGAGACAGAGACGGATACAGGGACTGAAGCTGATACTGATTCATATCTTGGCGAGGAGGTAGGTGAGGGGGAGATGCTTTCTCATATATCGTTCCGGGGTTCTTTCATCTTTGCGCAGAAACATTGTGAGTCCTTATAGTAGAATTCGAAACCGATGCTTTCTATGATTTTTTGTAGTCGCCTAAGAGCATTGAGTAGATCGGGGTTGTCGGGTTGGCCATCTCGGTAATGGGCGAGCAATAGGTCGGAGCGCTCAAAGAGTAGATAATCTTCTCCTCCGAATTCGTTATGAATTACCTTTTCCTGGATTAATTTGTGTGCGGCCAGCTCGAATTGTGTCGAGAGTGGGAGCGATCCGAAGCCATAAGGTTCGGCTTGTTTTTCCCGGATCACATGACCGTAAAGGGCCATGAATGGAAAGAGGTGTTTAGCTACCAAAAGAGGAATTTCTGTGATAAATATCTCTTTTTGTTTTTGTTTCTTGTCTTCTTTTTTCATTGGTTTCTCCTTCTGTGGGTTATTTGGATTCAGGGCATGATCCTTCAACTACGTGAAGGTTCCAGTTCGAGGGGTCACGGCCATGTTTGAGCAAAGAGGTTTTGCACTTTCTGATCGTGGCTTCAGCTTCATCTTTAGATCTGGCACCGCACAGGGGCCATCCGAGAAGAGCGCTGTTTCCTGTTCCTACTATACAGAGAGGGAGATTGCCCGCTCTGACATGAAAGTGGGCCTGTTTTTCTTTTTTCATTTGCTTTTCCTTCCTCCAGCATCTCGCTGGGCCTTATGAATATAGTAGATAAACAATAAGTGATTGTCAAGAAAAAAAAGAACTTGCGTTCATCCCGAAAAAGGTATATGGTGGGGTAGTTTTTCGAGAAAGGGAGCGGTGGTAAAAAATGGGGTTTTATATTTGCGTCTGACGTCTCGATGGTGTATTAATAAGTTCCTGCCAAGAGGCAGAGGGAGGAGAATGCGGTGAAGATAAATCCAGAGTTCGTAGATGCGGGGATCTTTTTGTGTACCAAAAAATGCGAGGCTTGGCAGAAGGATAGTCCGATTGTAGATGGGAAGCCGGAGATTGTTATACGGTGCAAGGAGGATCAGTACAGAGAGGTTGTGCCCCGTCCGGTTTGTTTGCCATGGATCAGGTCGTTGCAAGAGGCAAACAAGACTTGCTCTGCATCGTTGCAACGGGCCGTTACGAAAACGAAAGAGATGGAGACGGCTTACGAGGATCAGTTGCAGAAGAAGCGTGCGGTGATAAAGCGGCACGAAAAGGAAGGGTTGAAGGTGCGTGCCGAAATGATGAGGCTTCGTGGCACGACTCAGAAACAGAAGGATGAAATTGACATTCTCACCAACGAAGTCATGACGAGTTCGCTGAATATCCAACATGCCTGGGCGGATCTGAAAGAGTTGCAGGATTTTCGTAAGCAATGGGGGAGGGTTGAGAAGAAGGTGGCAAGGCTGGAAAAGAAAGAGATACGACTGCAAGAAGTCGAGACTGAACTGAAGCAGTTGAAAATCGAGAATGCTCAATTGAAGCAAGAGGACAGGGCGAAACAGGCGCGACTCGCCGGACTTACTGAAAGGCTGAAGGAGTTGGCGAAGGAAAAAAAAGAGAGCCCGGACACGGCGGAAAAAAATGAAGCAGTAGGTTGTGCTCTTTGAATTTAGCCGAGACTAGGGGACATCGATGTTGCTTGGGGACGTCGAGCCTGGAAGTCCCGCATTGAGGAAAGGTTTGGTGAGAGATATGGCAGAGGTGAAGCGATTGTGGACTCGGACCAGCGACGATCCCGAGGCATATAGGATGCGGAAGGGGAACAGATGGGGGCTGGTGCGTAGGCACGGCAAATCATGGGAGTTGTATCTGATTCTAAGTGCTGCGTCGATGCGACGAGTAGAGGAGTATTCGTCTGAGGCTCCCCCCTTTGAGTGGGCATCGGAAAGGGTCAAGTTGTGGGATGAAAGGATCAGTAGTGGCACATGGGAGGAACGGGACATTGGGACTCGTAAGCCGGGAGAGGAAGGGAATAGCGGAGGCAGGTTGATTCCGATGCAGACCTTTGATGAGAGGGGTCGAAAGAGAGCAAGGGATGCGACTTAAGGGAGAGTGGGCCTTTTTTAAAAAACTGGCATATAGCAGAGAGCAGCAGTTGGCTTTTTTTGATCGCTTGCAGGAGATGAAGGTTCCAAGGAAGAGACGGATCGCATATGCAGCAGCCATTTCTCTTGTTACCGTAATAGAGGAAGCGGCTGGTTCTTTAGACGTCTTCTTCGATGGGGGGTTGTGTATTTTTTATGGTGGTCAGTGTGAGAAGTGCATTGGGAGATCTCGTATGGGGGGGTGTTCGTTTTGTGGGCATAGCAAGGATAGTGTGAGGAATGTTTGCGAGGTATATAGGAAAGCTTTCAACACGGTAAGAAGAGGTAAGGAATGAGACTAGTCTTAGCCGAGACTAGCGGGAGACATCGATGTTGCTTGGGGACGTCGAGCCCGGAAGTCCCGCATTGGGAAAAGACTTGGCGAGATGGAGATTTCCAAGGGTCTTTTCCACATGCGTGGAAGGTTGCGATCATCCGGCGGGTGGGTGCACCCTGGAACGTCTTCTCCACACATGCGTGGAGGGTTGGAGGTTAAAAATGCCGAAGGGTAAGAGCAAGGATAGGGTTATGGCTGCGGCAACGAGGACAGTAAATGTGGTGGAGTGCCAGTCATGTAAGCGGATGCACCCAGTTGATAGTGAGGATTTTGTCGTCATATATGGAAACATTAGTGTGGGCCTAGAGGTGCGTGAGGTTGTTGGAGGCAATATAGACGATAATGGGAAGGTATCGGGATCAGCGATTTATTGCCGGAGACGGGAGTGTTTGGAACGTGTCTTCTCTCGAATTCTGGCTCCGGCCAAGGGTTGACAGATGGCCTGGGATTGTTTTAGATGAATTTAGAGAACTGCTCCCGGTCTCATGTGAGCGGTAGACCACTGCCTAAGAATGCCCCCCCACATTTGAAGGCACTATCGCTCCTTGGGGCCGGTCGAGCGGTTCTCTTTTTTTTAGTGTGGAGGGTTGTTTGGTTATCGGTTGGTACGTTTTATTCACGGTCGTGTGGATGGATCTAGCTATGACTAATTGAGACTGGAGGAAGAGATGAAATACGTGGAAGCGCCGAATTCGATAGAGGGCATGGCAAGGCCCGCTATTTTTTTGGCCGGTGGAATTTCTAATTGCGAGGATTGGCAGAGGGAAGTTTCGAGTAGAGTCTGTGCAGAGGTGACCAGGGGGACATTGCTCAATCCGAGGCGGGCAGATTTTCCCATAGATGATCCTGGTGCGGCGGAGGGACAGATCAACTGGGAACAACAGGCTCTATGGGCATCAGACGTCGTTTCGTTCTGGTTTGCTAAGGGTACATCGGTGCAACCTATTGTGATGTTTGAGCTTGGTTGTCACTTGGGGCGTTATTGTATTGGGGGAGGACCGAAAAGAATTCTTGTCGGGATAGACCCTGAGTATGCGAGGAAGCAGGATGTGATCTTGCAGATCCAGGCGCATGCGCGTTCTCTAAATGGCCCCTGGATAATTGTTCCGCATTTTTCATTGAAAGAGCATATTGAAAAAATTATCAGCACAATGGAGACTATACGATAAGGTTGAGAATGAAACTAGTCTTAGCCGAGACTAGCGGGAGATATCGATGTTGCCTGAGAACATCGAGCCCGGAAGTCCCGCATTGGGAAAAGACTTTATGAAGTCGCGAAAATCAGAATTCAGTCGGATCTGTCAATCAGCCGAGCAGGTTATCCACACCAGGACGGAAAGAGCCATTCTCATCGCCGGGGACTCGATAGAGATGATCAAGCTTATTCCTGATCATACAGTATCGTTGATCCTGACGGACCCCCCATATCACGCAACTCAGAAGAAAAACATTTATGGTGATACCCAGTTCAAGAAGGATTTGGACTATCTCGAATGGATGGGGGAATTCGGGGTCGAATGGCGGCGTATTCTGAAAACAAATGGATCGCTCTTCTGTTTCTGCGATTCTTCTCTGGCCGCCCGGCTGGAGGTGCTTTTGTCCGAATGGTTCAATATCTTGTCTCGGGTGGTCTGGACAAAGCCGAATGAACCAGGTTACGACGGCTGGAAGGGGAAGATGAAGAAAGAGGCCCTTCGCCAGTGGTATCCTCACAGCGAGCGAATGATCTTCGCCGAACCCGCAGAGGAAGGAAACCTTCATCGTTCACCATTTGGTCACTATCTCAAAGAGATGAGAACGAAAGCGGGTATGTCTACTTACGATCTCACTGAACAAATCGGAGCGTACGGCAAGGTCAATCATGGCGGTGCTGTTTCGAACTGGGAGGCTGGCCGAAACACTCCCAGCGAGGAACAGTACGCACGAATATGCCAGGCAATTCTGTCGACAAGAAGAGTATCGAGAATGATTCCCTACGAAGATATTATCCGAAAGTTTCGGGTAGACAAGAACCGGGAGTTCACGGATATCTGGACGTTTCCTTCCGTGCGCCCTTACAAAGGCAAGCATCCCGCAGAGAAACCGCTCGATCTTCTCACGCACGCCATTGAAGCAACCACGTACGAAGACGATATTGTGTTGGATTGCTTTGCAGGCTCCGGCAGTACTTCTGTCGCAGCCACGGCACTCGGTCGAAGAAGTGTGGCGATGGAGATTGACGAAAAATGGATTCCAGTCATTGCCAAGGCGGTGCGAACTTGAAAAGGTCTAGCCATGGTTAACACGAGACTAGAAATTGCGCCCATACCAGTCAAACACGCGGTAAGATTTGTTACCAAAACTCACCGCCGATTGCCGCATGCCCATCACCGCATGTGGGCGATTGGGTTGTGGGTGTCAGATCAACTTTCCGGGGTGGCGCTAGTTGGCGCACCCAAGGCTCGTGAGCTAGCGGCAACCACTGGAGAGGGTGAGCAGTGGCCACGGCCCTACAACCGGCTGGAAGTGGTAAGGGTTGCGGTGCAAGAGCACGTGCCGAATGGATGCTCTAAATTGTATGGAGCATGTGCAAGGGCTGCGCGTGGAATGGGTGTAACTGATTTGCTAAAACATCTTCATGAAGCTCTCGATGAGGTTCTGGTAGGGAATTGTAAGAAATTTATCTCCCTTCATATTGAAAAGGCCCTGGAACCTATTTTAGAACTTGAAGAAACTGAAGTTTCTGGAGAGGCTACGGTAAGAAGAGGTAAGGAATGAGACTAGTCTTAGCCGAGACTAGCGGGAGACATCGATGTTGCTTGGGGACGTCGAGCCCGGAAGTCCCGCATTGGAGAAGTGCTTGGTGAGATGGAGATTTCCAAGTGTTTTCTCCATATGCGTGGAGGGTTGGGTTCTGCTAACGCGCTAGGAACTTTTCCAGGAGTCTTCTCCACATATGCGTGGAGGGTCTGTTTACCTGGTATACGATGAGGCGTTTTTTTTAGTGGATAGGTGTTATACTTTTTATCTTGACATTACGCTATAGCATATGATAGGCCGTGATGACGACACAACAGGACGGAGACAAAACAGATGAAGGCCAAGATTTTTGAGGGGACGCATACAAGGGTCGAAGATCAGATTAATAAGTGGTTGGGCGAGAATAATTTGACAGAGATAAGTCTGTCAATTGCTGCGAGTGGGGGTATGTCTATGGTGGCACTTGCTTTGTATCGAGAGGCGAGTTCGGGGGATCGCACGGAGAAGGGCAAGGCTGGCCTGGGAGCGCCGAGATGCACCTGCGGTGCCCCAATGATTAAGAGACATCGACATTCGGATGGAGAGCCATTCTGGGGCTGCTCACAGTATCCTGCGTGTCGAAACCTCTTACCATATGATAGGGCAGAAGCGCCAGGGGAGCAGGGTGAAGTTTTAGACCAAAGAAGGGTAGAGGATGGAATTGCCGATCTGGATCGGGGCGATGATATCCCATTTTAAAAAAGGAATGAGACTAGTCTTAGCCGAGACTAGCGGGAGACATCGGCGTTGCTTGGGGACGTCGAGCCCGGAAGTCCCGCATTGGGAAAAGACTTGGCAGAGATGGAGATTTCCAAGTGTCTTCTCCACATATGCGTGGAGGGTTGGTAGGGGATCGGGTATCGGCCATTTCTCAGGGTCGTCTTTTCTACGGGTGCGTGGAGGGTTGGAAGGGCACGTTGGCGTGGATGGTGCACACAAAGTCTTCTCTACGGGTGCGTGGAGGGTTGGGCATGACGTCTGAGAAGGTAGTTTTGACAATTGAGGAAGTGGCTAAACAGCTCCATACGAGTCGTACCACCATATTCAAACTCATCAAGGAGGGGTTGCCGACGATCAGGGTGGGTAAGCGTCGGTTAGTTCCGATTAAAAGCTTTGGGGAGTGGTTGGAGAAAAACACGGTAAGAAGAGGTAAGGAATGAGACTAGTCTTAGCCGAGACTAGCGGGAGACATCGGCGTTGCTTGGGGACGTCGAGCCCGGAAGTCCCGCATCGAGGAAAGACTTGGCGAGATGGAAATTTCCAGGGGTCTTCTCTATATGCGTGGAGGGTTGTTGAGTGAAATGCTTACCTACGTCTTCTCCACGGGTGCGTGGAGGGTTATGTTAGGAGGATAAGATGGTTGCGGTAAGAATCAGTGTAGAGTCTCAAACGCTAGATTTATGTGATCAATTTATGGAAAAATATCCTGGCGAGTTTGAGCCGTATGAACATGAGTTCATCTCGGGAATTAAAGCGTCTCCAGTTCCGGGGCGATGGTATTTTGTTTTCAATTCTATCCTAGATAAAATGGAAGCGTTATGGAGTGCCGAGAGAGGGATGTTGATATACTAAGGATTAGCTTCTCACCGTCTTCCCAAGCTTGGGCAAAAAGCGGGCTTTTCGGCAAAGAAACATACGTGCCGTGTCGAATGTGTGGCGGCACGGGCAGATTGCATCTAGCAAGTAAGGATATGAACCATGGCTAAAATCCACTATTCCGGGGCGGTTAGAACGCCGAGGACGAAAATCCTACCAGGTTGGGCCGCGTGCTGTTCTGGCCCGAAGGCCGACAAGATACGTGCCGATGGGAATAACACCGCAGATCCCGATAAGGTTACGTGTGCGGCGTGCCTCTGCGTGATGGCCAAGGATAAGAGCATTTTCAACACAAAGTACGAAGACCCCTGTGCTTTGGGGCATGAGTAATGCCAGCCCTGTTCGAGTATGAGATGGCACTGGCGGCAGTGGACCCCTGGAAGCTGCGGGAAGATGGTTCTAATAACTGGAGCGTCCACTACTTCGACAGGCTTGGACGATGGACTGCCAGCGCAACAGGGATGAGCAAACACGAGGCAATGAAGAAGGCAAGAAACGCAAGGCGACGGGCCAGGAAGGAGGTCTCTGCCCTGTTAACCCGCCGGGAACCGTTTGACAGCCGTGAGACGGTTTGCAGGTAGAGATCAATGACGCCATACTACAAAACGGTGAGTTGTGGCAGGAAGAGAAAGACGAATGAAAGCACTTACCCTTCATCCTGAGTGGATCTTTCCTATCTTAGAATTGGACAAAGACGTCGAGAATCGGTCCTGGGCTCCTCCAAGAGCTATGGTGAATCAGGATTTTGCGATCCATGCTGGGGCAAACATAGGGGGAACTACCTCTGCTTCAAACATAGTAGATGCTCTCTACGATGTTATGCACATGGCACGGGCGGCGAGATGGCAAGTGAGCGGAAAGCCCTGGGGGGTGATGAGGTTTCAGAAGGGCGGGGAGGAACGTAGATGGAGCGGACGGAATATTGTGAAGAGTTGCGTCGTTGCAGTTGCCAAGATCGTGGCAGTATTCGATCCTGGTGGAAGTGTTGAGGTTCATGAATACAGACGGGCAAAGGGATCGTCATCTTTTCCACGGGTACAGGGATCATCGTGGGGGGTCAATGGTCAATATCAGTGGGTATTAGGTGAGGTGCGTCCCCTCGTGCCTATTCCTTGTCGGGGCCATCAAAGGTTTTGGGAGATTGCGCCGGATATAGAGGAGGAGGTTCTTGCCCAGATTTCCCCACGAGACTGAGTGGAGAGTGATTAGGGGGGATTGTGTCGACGTCATGGCCGAGATGGATCATAGTGTTGACGCGATAGTGACAGATCCCCCCTATGGTCTCGGTTTTATGAATAAGGAATTTGATCAGTTGGGAAAGGGTAAGGAGCAGGAGAGGTGGCATTTGCGATGGGCCAAGGAGGCGTTTAGGGTACTTAGGCCAGGGGGACATCTGCTTGCGTTTGGAGGGACGAGAACGAGCCATAGATTAGCATGTGCCCTAGAAGATGCAGGATTTGAGCTGAGGGATACGGTTATGTGGCTTTATGCTGCAGGATTTCCAAAAAGCTTAGATGTGAGTAAGGCGATAGACAAGGCGGCGGGGGCGGAGAGAGTAAGGGTTGGTCAAGGTAAGGGGCGAACGGAACAGGCAGCACAACCCAATGGTTCATCGTTTTCTGACGATAATTACCAATGGCCCGGAGAATTTGATGTTACTGCCCCATCAACCAAGGAAGCCAAAAAGTGGGATGGATGGGGCACAGGTTTGAAGCCGAGTTATGAGCCGATTATTCTGGCGCGAAAGCCGCTGGTTGGTACAGTGGTCAGGAATGTTTTGGAGCATGGATGTGGGGCGATCAATATTGACGGGTGCAGGATTGCGACAAGGGATAATTTGAACGGCGGGGCTTATGCGAAAGATGCTACGGATCGAAGTGATTATAAAGATTGGAGGTTCAAACGTGGTGAGAAGGGTAATGCTGGTGAGTACACACAACCACCTGGTCGCTGGCCAGCAAATGTCGTCTTGAGTCATCATCCTATGTGTGAGCGGGCAGGAACGAAAAAAGTGAAGGGGAGTGGAACATCAAAAACTTTCCATGATTCGTATGAGGGGGAATCGGCTACAAAATTTCTTAGAGGGTATTCATGCCCAGGAAACCAACATGCCGATGAGAACGGTTTAGAAGAAGTAGAAGATTGGGATTGTCATCCTGAGTGCCCCATTCGGTTGCTAAATGAACAGGCCGGTCCCAGGAAGACGGGTGATTTTTGCATAAAAAAAACAAGCGGCAGCGATAGAAGGGGAAATCAGGGGGCTGCTTATGGTGCGGAGAGTCGTGCATCGGGTGCTGTTATGATATGCCATAGGGATCAGACAAACGATGCGTCTCGTTTTTTCAAAACTTTCGGTGAGAATTGTTTCTATTATTGTGGCAAGGCTTCAAAGTCGGAGCGTAATGCAGGGTTGTGTGAAGCGAATCGGCACCCTACCGTGAAGCCAATTGAGTTGATGCGTTATTTGTGTCGTCTCATTACTCCTATGGGCGGCACTGTTCTTGATCCGTTTTGTGGTTCTGGTTCAACGGGAGTTGCGGCGAGATTGGAAGGTTTTGATTTTGTCGGGATCGAGAGAGAGGATGAGTCAGCCGAGGTTGCTGAGAAGCGTATCGAGGCAGTGATGTTATATGTGCGGGACCGGGATGGGAGGCCAGCTCATTCTAAAAAGCCGCAGAAAATCAAGATCCCGAGGGGGCAGTTGGATCTCGACTTTTAGGTGTGAAACCTTGATTATCTTCTAGTTCCTCTATACGTTCAGTAATAGAGGAGAGTTATGACACTATCTGAAGTCAATAGTATTTTGGAGACGGCTCTGTTCCGCCTATCCGAGGCTACGAAGCATGTGGAGGGCGACAAGTGGGAGTTGGATGGCAAACAGGGCATATGGCGTACTGTGAGGGGACGTCGCATGTTCTTTCCCGACGATGGGAGCGATCCCGTTGGAATGCCCAGCGCTATGAAACTTGCCCCAGCCAAGAAGCTCATGAAAACGGCCAAGGGGGGAGGAGAAGGTGCCGGGGGTGATCTTGGTACTGAGACTGCCCAGAAGGCCGTGTCAGGGGCTAGGGAAGAACTGGATGATGCAGTAGGTGGGTCTGGAGAATCGGCCATAGAAGAGCTAGAGAATGGCTCAGAGGAAGAGCAGGAGGCTCTGGATAAATTTGATAGGGGTGGCAGTTTGGGCGGGAAAGATAGGAAGACGCTGGCGAGGGGAGGGGTACAGGCTGCGCTAGGGCTTGGTTTAGGCGCGGCGATCATGGGAGCACTTCCTACCCTCTTAGCGTTTGCTACGATGTACCTGGTTGCTACATATGCAGTTGACAAAGTGGCGAAAAAACTGGGGGAAATTTTTGAGTCTAAGACGTCGAGACGAAAACGGCTCGCGACAGCTATTGAGGGGGGGATCAAAGAAACCTTGGCTGATATCTCTCGGGGTAGGGTTGATAAAAAAGCTCTAGCTAAGGCTCAGGCATTTGCTGCTCGCAAGGCCAAGGGGGGTAAGCGTGGAGTATCGTTACCTTGATATATAAAAACAATGAACGCATTTTTCGTATTTTGGAAAAAATACTGATGCATATTCTTTTTTGGATCTTGGTTTTGTTTGTTTCATGCCCTTTCTGGCTATCTCGATCCTGTATGGAAGGCGCAGTTGAGAAAGAAACGGCAAGAAAGGGCGAGGAATGAGACTAGTCTTAGTCGAGACTGGGGAGAAAAGGTTTGGTGAGAGATGGGAATTCCCAAGGGTCTTTCTCGTATGCGTGGAGATCTAGATGCGCCTGAGACGTCGTACATACCTGGCCGAGGCCACTTATGAGCGTGATAAGAGAATTCGTGATGTTGCTGAAAAATTCTATCGGCAATTGCTGTCATATCTAAAGAAATACCCCGATGAGTTAGTGCCGAGGCGAGATGGTGGCTTTTCTGTTCATGCCGCTGAGTTTTGGGACCATCCCTTGAGGAAGCATTTTGGTGTGGTTTTTATGCCTAAGCGGGGATCGGTGCAGGGGGGGATGGGTAGAGCTGGTAATACAGACGTCTTGGTGCTTTATAATCTTATCGCACCGGGAAATCGAAAACATCTCTATACTCGAACCACAAGTCTCCACGATGTTGTCATTCATGAAATGGTTCACTTCCTAGATCCTGGCTCTAAGTATAAGGAGGGGACGGCAAAGAAGTATGATGCGGGACAACTCGATGCCAAGGCTTACTTTAATGATGCTGGGGAGTGGAATGCCTTTTGGCAAGAGGGTGCGGCGAAGTTGGAGCGCCTAATAAAGACTGATTTGGTCAAAAATCCTAAAGCAGTGACTCACTTTTTTGGTGATGGTTCTCTTCGAGCCCTACAGGATAGGGTCAATCGATTCTGGGACGTTATGTTTCTCCAAAGTATGAACAAGAAGACGAGGCGCAAATTTGATAAAAGGTTGGCTCAACTCTGGCTGAACCTGAAGAAGAAGGGGTTGCTATGACTCTGAGACGTCGCAGATATGTGGTTGAGACCGCGTTGATGGGGCTTACGAAATGGCAAACTGATCTAATAGCGGAGATCGGAATGTGGAGGGCACGGCTAAAGTTGTCGGACAGACAGGTTCAGGAATTGAGAAATATTGTGAACAAAACTAAGCCGAAGGCACGGGCAGAGAAAATGTTTAATGCTAAGATACGAGAGTTTTCTCAGGTTAGATGATGGCTCGTAATCGAAAATTAGAATTGGAAAATATCGGCTCTGGACGCTGGCAGACGTCAGATGGTCGTTTTGCGATATTGAGAAGGCGCGTTCCAATTGATCCCTTAGGTGTGGGGGAGAAGTGGAAGGTTAAGAGTGAATATTCGATCCATGACTTTAGGGATTATGATGGACCGAGGAATTTTATCGAGTTGGCCCCTGAGATAGGAAGGGTCGATTCATTTAGGGAGGCATTCCCTTGGTTGGGGCAATTTACCGGAGAGGGATCTTTTGAGCTTGGTAATCCCGAGAGGACAGAGGCTAAGCCAGTTGGCGGTTCCAGAAAGATACAAGAGACAAGAGACTTTCTCTGTATGATCTTCGAGGCATAGTGTGTTGTTTGTTCCCATGGTTGATATTTTAGGCATTTTGGGTTTAATCTTTATGTCATGGGTATGGATATGGAGCAATAGACGGATTCGGCCAATTAGGAGTAGGGATTTATGGATAGGGGCAAGAGATGACGTCTTTTATAGACCTTTGGGGGCAATCTAAAAGATTTCGATCTTTGTTTTTGTATAACGGAATCTTCCCTTCTGCTGGCAAGGTAGATGTAGGGTTGGCCGAGCTATTGTGGTGGCAGAGATATCCCCAGATAGAGTGGGATTTTTGTGGCCATGAGGGTTGTAAAAAGCTTGTACCAGAGGGTGAGTGCTGTCCCGATCACGCATACGTTTGTGGGCGTTTACCTAGTTGGAAGTGGGGAGAGGGGACGTTATATCACTATCTAGTTCTGAACTCCAACCACGAGAAGCGGGCCGGTGGCGTTCCTCAATATCGTGCCTATTATAAGTGGATGGGGAGGAAGCTTTTTGGAAAAATCAGTAATGGATATCGTATTTATTGGGCAGATAGGAATCCATTTAATCTACGAGAAGACAATTTGATTGTTCTATCTCGAATTGGTGTTGTTGCCATCGAAGAGGGTATTTTGACAGTGCCGGGTGCTATTGAGATGGACGACGCCTTGTCGGGGTTTATTGGAGAAAAATTCAAACTTCGTAGACCTCCACATCAATGGGTCTACACGTATCAGACGATTGCTGACGTTGTTAAGCGTCCCGTGGGAAGGATTAGGGATGCTGTTGTAAATGGATGGTTGGACCCTTCCAGTCTCGTCTCAGTGGTGGATTTTTGTCAAAAGTGCCTAAGATCGGATAATGTATAGAGAGATGGATGATTCTGATATGGATGAAGGCGTTACAAAAATCGAGGATTTGCGACAGCGATCCGGTGTGCCAGGAGATGGGGTAGTTCCTCAGCGTCCGCCTCGTAAAAGGCTTGTTGGTCGCAATCCCAGTTTTCAATTGCGAAGCCTGAAGTGTTTCGAAGATGTAGATTTGATGGTCAAGAAGGGGGAACTGATTCGTAGCATTGTCAGTTTTATACAACAGGACAAGACGGATAGTGAGGGGAATCTTATAGAGGGTGAGCTAAAAGATATGTCGTCTAGTGCTGTGTGGCATCTTGTCAACAATTATCGAAAATACCTAATGTCAGATGATGCTGTAGTAGACAAAGCAACCCCCCAGGATCGGCCCGAAGAAGAAGATCCATTTTTTGAGCTTTACAAGATGCAGGAGCATTTTAAGCTGATGGATCAGCGGATCGCGATGGAGACAGCTACGGAGAAGAATCTTACTAAATTATTTAGTACGACACATAAGGAGTTTTTGACAGCGGCACGCCTGGGGGATCTCATTATGATGAAGAAAGAAAAATTGGGGCTCTTACGGAAGGAGAGAGGTGGTGTACGTCAGCGTGTTGGCAGTGGCGCTCCTGGCCGATTAGATTTGTCCGAGATAGTTTCAAATCCAGAATCGAGACAGAGGGTGTTGGGTTTTGTAGAGGCCCTTTTTGGTGATCCCGAGCTTTTGGAGGAAATAGGGGGGAAGAAGAAAGAGGCAGAAGAGAAGCCGAAAAAAGTTAGGTCGAAGAGAGAGAAACGGAAACGAAGAATTTCACCGCGTCCTTCGAGCGGAACATTTGGCAAGCGTAAGAGATGATTACTTCTACACGGGGGGGTCGTCACCGGTCCAAGCTTACTCTTATGGAGAAGCGTCAAGATCTGGCTCGTCAGTGGGAAAGTATGTCGGAGATAGAGAAGGCTGGTGTTCGGCACATTATAGATGAGGTTGATTTTCTCGGCACAGAGAATGATGTGGGGTTTGAGACGCTTGCTGAAATGTTTAGCTGCTCAGAGGTTTATCACGGTATAGCGGGGGCACATTATGTGGACCGTATCGCATCGGTAGAGGAATTTGTGTTGGATAATTACTATTTGGGCCATGTGGGGAAGTATCTATGGCCCAAGTGGTTGGCAGATTTGCAGGAAGTATTTGCTGGTCGATATACCGAGGTGATTGTTACGGGGGCAATTGGCTCAGGGAAATGCCTAGATGGCAAGACTGAATTCTATGATCCGGTGAGGGGATGTAGGTTAGTTTTAAAAGAGGTTTGTGCGCGTGATGACGTCCATGTTGTAGCTTTTGATCAAGAAACGAACACGACTGTGACCAAAAAGGCTAAGGTGAGATTATCTGGAGAAAAATATCTGGGCACACTTACTCTTGCTAGTGGGAAAGTGATCAGATTAAGTCCAGATCATCCAGTTCTTACTGAGAATGGATGGAGCCCTATTGGTGATATAACTATGGGGGAGCTAATAGCAACGGCGCGTTCAGTTCCAGCGCCGGATTTTTGTTATGATGTTTCAGATGAAGAGGTAGAGTTTGTTGCTTTTCTTCTTGCAGAAAAAAGAGGAGTACTTGCAGAAAAAAGAGGAGTACTTGCAGAAAAAAGAGAAGTAGGTGCAACTGAAAACATTGGCAAAACGATTTTTCATCCACGGGGGACGAGATGGGTTCAGCATAAGTATGGTTTGCATGAGACGTCTCATAGAAAGCGTATACCTCCTGAATTTTATGGTTTATCAGATGAGCAACTGGGACTTTTCCTTAATAGAATATGGGCTTGCGATGGAAGTATTAATATTGCAGCTATAGCTACGTTTGAGATTTGTTTGGCGAGTGAGTTGTTTATTCGTGATATTCAGCAACTACTATTGAGATTTGGTATTCATTCTCAACTTCAAAAAGGAGAGGGAAGTGAAGATTGGCAGTTAACTATTTCTGGGGCCGAAAACATCGGCCCATTGTGTGCTGCATTGGGGCCTGTCTTGGGAAAGGAAAGTGCATGGAAAGAGGCCGCTGAGTGGGCAAGGGTTAATCAAGACAATTCCAATATTGAACTCACTAGAATCGGGATGGATTTTGAGTCGCCAGAGCGATGTTCTTGGTGGACTGGCGTGTTTTGGGATCGGGTAGTTTCGTTTGATATAGATAATGAGATGAGCCCTGTCTATGACGTAGAAGTTCCTGGGCTTAAAAATTTTGCGCCGCATAGTGTTATTGTTCACAATACTACTTTCTCTGATATTGGTATTGCGTACATGTTCTATGAATTGTGCATGTTGAGAGATCCACAGGCGACGTTTGGACTGATGCCAGGGTCGGAAATTGTTTTGGTCTGTTTCAACCGTGATAAAAAACTAGCTAGAGATGTTACGTTTGGGGGGTTGAAGCGCAAATTAGAGGTTAGTCCTTTTTTTAAAGAGTTAGGATGCAAGTTTGGTGGTTCTGAGTTGGTTTATCCAGATAAGAATATACGGATCATTGCTGTTTCGGTTCGTTCTGCCGACGCTTTGGGCAGGGATGTGTTTGGTGGAGTTATTGATGAGACAGAGTTTATGGAGGGGAGCATTTTGAAAGGGGGAGGTGGAGTAGCAGCGCCTGGGGAAAAACCATTTGCTGAACTTTTGCATGAGTCGATTACGCGACGTATGAAGTCTCGTTATGAACGTGCAGGTGCTTTGCCTGGAAAGCTCTTTCTTTCATCGTCGGCGCGACATAAACAATCGTTTACGAATCGCCGCATCGCGAGTGCTGCGAATGATCCGGGAATTTTTTGTCGAGACTATGCCATCTATGACGTCGCTCCTGCTGAGCGATTTTCAAAGAAGCATTTCTGGGTCATGGTTGGGACCGAGCGTATCAAGCATAAAATATTTCATAGGCGGGAATTTAGAGCGCTAGGGGGTGAGGGTAGGAAACAACTGGAGGAAAAGGGTTGTCGATTTATCAAGGTGCCGGATAATTTTCGGCCTGATTTTGAGAGAAATATTGAGGATGCTATTCGGGAAATTGCCGGAGTAGTGACGGTTGTATTATCTCCGTTCATCCAGATGAGAGATCGCATCTATGATGCCATTGATCCGACACTATTTCATCCCATGGGGTCTGAGGTGTGGCGTACCGATGAGGCGACTCAAATAGATTGGCGACGATTGGTAAAACTGTATGAGCGGCGTGTTGGGCCGGGTCGGTTAGTAGAAGAATTGAGGCCCATTCGGCACCCTGATGCTACGCGGCACGCGCATATTGATATCAGTTTGGGAGCAAGCGATCCGGCAGGAATATGTATTGCTCACGTGGTTGATACGATAGACGTCGAGAGGAGGACAGAGGGGGGGAGGGAAGTTGTAGAGCAGGCTCCTTTGATTGAGGTGGATCTGATGTTGCGAATACTTCCTCCCCTTAACGGGGAGATCGATCTGGGATCTATTCGTGCCCTGGTCTATGATTTTGTAAAGCATGGTTATAATTTAACTTTTGTCTCGATGGATCTTAAGTTTTTGAGTGCTGATACCCTACAACAATTTGAGCATCAGGGAATTGATACTGAGGTTATCAGTGTGGACAAGACTATTCAGCCCTATACTTATTGCAAAACTGCCCTATATGAGGGCCGGTTGAGTCTCTATGAATACCCCATTGTTTTACAGGAACTGGAGCAGTTACAGAGAGATGAAATAAAACAGAAAGTTGACCACGTGCCGGGTGGAAGTAAAGATGTATCTGATAGCCTGGCAGGCGTGGTTTTTAGTCTTTCCACCAAGCAGGCATATCGTGCTCCGATTATGAGAGGCATTAGTGAGTACGAGGATCATGATAAGAGTTCGGAGTGGATACGCAAGACGATGCATCGCACAGGGGAAGAAGCGCCTCAAAAAGTTGGTGACGTCCCAGAAGACGGCAAGCCCATAATATTTACCGGGTAAAGGAGAAAGTCATGACTCTAGTTGTAGCACAAAATATCAGGGATCAACTGCTTGGAAGGGGCGAGGGGAAGTATAGCCTCGATACTATAGAGGACTATTTTCTTGAGGCGATGAATCTGATGTTGGGAGATCAGGATTTTGTGTCGGTTGGAGAGAATGTGTGGCAGGTAGAGGGTGAGACTCCGATTACCGTAGAGGTATTCAGAGTATTTCACGAGGCTACCGGACAAGATATCATCAATAGGGTAGTAATTGTGGCGGGCGACAATAGGAAAGAGGAGCGATGGGCACTTCCCCCGGCGCGTATTACCGAGAAGTTTTATTTGGATCATCTCAATGCGATCAAGGATTATGTTTCGCAATGTGTGATGGGCAGCATCATAGGGGAAGACGTCGAGCTGGATGAAGCCACTTATAAACCAGGCAGCGTGGCTCACTTTCTTATGGTGCTGACGAGCAAGGTAATCCAGGCGGATCAGCGTCAAGAGAAGGCGGACATTAAGCGTGGAATATCGGTGAATATTTATCGCCTTGGACATTTTTTAAAAGCTATAAAGGATGTTCAAAAGGGTGTTTCTCGGGTGATGGGTAGCACTGAAAAGAAAGACTTATTGGTTTTGAAACAGCGAATCAGCCGAGCTTTTACTCCGCAGTTTTCTCCTTCCAAGTTTGTACAAAAAGCAATCGATAAATACCTGGAGACAGGTGCGCTTCCGAAGATCTCAGGCAAGCGGGGAACGAAACCTCCGTGGGAAGAAGTGGATGTAGAACATGATGACGTCGAGTTGGATGAAGGTTTGGCCAAGGCACCTTGGGAGAAGGGTGGTCCTTCATATGAGAAGCTTGGATATACAGTATTGGCAAAGGTAAAGGGGGTTTTTAAGACAGACAATGAGCAGGCGGCAAAACGGGTGGCTCGTGAGAAAGAACTCTCCTATGGATTATCAATCTATGGTTCGTGGTATATAGGCAGGCCGTATCAGCTAAAAAAGCTTGGTGTGCCTAGATGGCAGATAAGAGAAGACGTTTCATCTCTAAGGAAAAGAGACGGCGTGTCTTTATTTGTTGGGGAAGGGATAGATCTAGATGAGGCTATTCAGTGGAAAAAGAAGAAGCAACCAGTGACAGGACTCGATAAGTTTGTTGCGGGCGATGTGCGTAACAAGATGGTACTTTCTCCAGCACTTGCTGGGGATGGCCGGATGAAGGGGTGGAGGCTCCAGTTTCCTAGTGGTGTCGTTATAAATCATCATATTGATGTTTCCGATTCTCATGGGGCGAAGCGGTGGGCGGAGAAAATAATTGCTACACGCAGAGAAGACGTCGAGTTGGGTGATACTGGATCAGTGGGGGATATTCAGTTGATGCGAGACGAGCTTCTGGGAGATATCGATGAGGCGTGTAAGACACCGGGCATGAAGAAGCGTTCTAAGGGGAAGGGTCGTGGCTTGGCCAAGGGCAAGGGCAGGGGGCCGTTGGGTATTCCCATAGGAGACAAGGTTGAGTTGGAAGACGTCGAGATGAATGAGGCAAAAGAGTTGTCGCATAGAGAGGTGGAAAAAATAATTACATCCTATGCTTCGGAGTTGTTACCTCTTTTTGCAGACAAATGGAGTAGGTGGCCACAGGGCCAAGCGGCCAGGGAGATTTACAACGTTTTGATGAAAAAACATAAATTTTATTCTAGCTCAAAGATGAGTAAGGAAGCTGGTGATATAAAGAATGTTGCTAGGACAATTTTGAAGCGGGGTGGTATCAAGGAAGACGTCGGGTTGGACGAGGCCCGGCGTAGGAAGAAGATGACCCCGCGAGTCGATCCCGACATCAAGAAGATTCGGCCAGGCACGGTGCCCAAGGAGATCACGCTGTTTGGTGGCAAGAAGCACGCGGTGGACCCCAAGGCGTGGAAGCACTTCGTGAAGGAGGCCAAGAAGAACAAGAAGTGGGCCGAAGATCACGAGTACGCGAAGAACCCGGACGAGTGGCCTGCCAGCGGCATAAGCAAGGACATGCTCAAGGAACGGCTCAGAAAATCGGTCGAGCAACTGGCCCTCGATTCGTATCGGTATGCCTATATGCGGTCGCACGGCGTGGCCAAGGCGTGGGGCTCGAATATGGCTCTCGATCCTGCCGCCAAGAGGAATTGGGAGAAGATCACAGGCAAGAAGATCGAGATCCCGATGGACCCGGCTGAGAAGAAGGTGCTGGACGCGCTACGGAAGAAGCGCAGGAACGAGGGTGTAGACGTCTCTGGGTTGCGCGATGACCTTCTGGAGTGCGGGTGCGAGGACGAACTGGACGAGGCCAAGGGCTTTACCAAGGGGCAGCGCGTATCGACCCCGCTGGGACCGGGTGACGTGGCGTATCAGCGAATGGGTCCTCCGAACTACAGTGAGCCCGTGTCCGTGTCGGTGGTGATCGACAAGAAGCGCAACAAGCCGGGCTATACCGGGACGATGTTCAAGGCGAAGGACGTGAAGCCGCTCAAGGAGGATGTCGAGCTGGACGAGGGCATGACCAAGCACACCGTTTTCAAGTTCGGATCGCTGGATGATTTGTGGGATGCTCACGATGCTCTGCGAGAGGCTGGCATGAATGTCAGCCGGTGGACTGGTGGCTGGAACACCGGGATGCGTGGTCCAATCGCCGCGTGGGTTCACCAGAAGTCGAAGACTCTGGCATTCGGTTCTCCGTCCGTAGCGAGCGAGGCCAAGAAGATCCTGTCCGCGAAGAAGATCAAGATCGCCAAGGAGTTCAAGGAAGACGTCGAGTTGGATGAGGGCGATTCCAATTATGCGCGTTCTGAACTTGGCTATTTGAAAAAAGGTGAGATATGGAGCATACAGATCAGGGATGACAGTGGTGGTGCAACAAAATGGATGGATATAAACAAAGAGGTAATTTCTGCGTTGAAAGGGAAGGGTCGGGGGACTTACGCTGCGAAGGAGATGGGCCGTTTGAAAAAAGGTGAGATATGGAGCATGCAGATCAGGGATGACAGTGGTGGTGCAACGAAATGGATGAACGTTAGTCCTGGGAGAATCAAGGCGCTTATTTCGATATGGAGCAAGCAGGGTCAACGAGAAGACGTCGAGTTGGACGAGGCCAATAGAGGTTTGAAGTCACAGGCAAATTCTATTCTAGTGACGGCTCAGGAGATGGAGACAGATCCAGATTATTTGAGCAGAAAGCCTGTGTTGGTGAAGCCTTATGCGGAGAACATGAGGGGGCATGTCAAGGAGTTGTTGGCTCGAAGCAGAGATCCATTGGTAGAAGATATTGCCAATTCAATTAGCCAGATTCGACAGAAAATGGAAAAGATGGCTAGGTATAGTGGGGGGCGCATTCCTGCCGAAAGGTTTTCGGAGTTTTTTATAAAATTAAAAGCGCAGGCCAAGGGGATACTCTCTGCGCTGAGAAGCAAGTCGGTGGCGGAAGGCATATTAGATGAGGCCAAGAAGACCTACGTGGTGAACGTTAAGAAGTATTTCCGGGGCATCACGGATCGTGGCGCGGTGGTCAAGGCTAGGAGTGAGAAGGAGGCTATTGCCAAGGCTGCGAAGCAGCTTGGTAAGAAACCGAGTTATCTGGAGATTGAGAATGTGTACGAAGATGTCGAGATGAATGAGGGCGAAACTCTTTTTATTTCTCCGACTAAGGAGGGGAACAAAAAGTGGCAGATCCTTCACAGCACTAGCGGGATGGTCGGGACAGGTGGCCAGATCATCAAGATAGGGGGCAAGAAGGAAATCAAGGCGCTGGCGGCCAAGCTCGCGAAGAAATGGAAGGCCGAAGTCAAGGAACTGGCTGGCGAAGACATCGAGATGGAGGCTGGGGACGAAATTCACGCTCTCAGGGACGAGCTGCTTGGGGGCGTAGATGAGGCGTGCAAGACACCGGGTATGAAGAAGCGTTCTAAGGGGAAGGGTCGTGGCTTGGCCAAGGGCAAGGGCAGGGGTCCGTTGGGTATTCCTGTTGATGAGTTGGAAGACATCGAGCTGGATGAGGGCCGCAAGGTCAAGCAGTTTGAGTTGGGTGACATTGTACGTCATACCAAGAAGTTCTTGCGAAACACGGGTCAATACACTGGAGTACCCAGGAGTGGAAAGGTTGTTGGTTTTATTGATCTTGCTGGAAAGAAACTACCAAGGGTGAAATGGGATGATGGTAATGAGGCTCCCATTCAGCCGGAAAATATCGAAATACATCCGAGGCACAGGAGGCGTATCGAAGACGTCGAGTTGGATGAGGCTAAGACCATTGCTCAGTTTGATCCAGTGAAGGTGGGGACAAAGGTCAAGTTGGTTCGTGGCCTGTTTGATATGGAGAAAGATCTTTTGCGTAAGAAAAATGTGCATTTCACTTTCGTTCGGTGGGCGAAGCCTCACGGGCATGCTGTGGTGAAGGATAGTAGTGGAGCGAATTGGCATGTGCATCCCGAGTCTCTTATTCTTGCCGAAGATGTCGAGTTGGATGAGGCTACGCCAGCTGGTGGTGCGGTAGCACTGAAAGCAATAGCGGCACTAATGAAGGATTTCCAATACGCTCCCAAGGAATCGAACAAGTATTATGCGGCGTTTGTATATCGGGGACGAGGGGGTAATCAATCTAGGATACTCGCGAAAGCTGAGAGTGCCTTGGCTGATGCTGGTTTTGACGAAGCGTCTTTTGGCACGTCGGGGGCTGGGCTTATGGCCGAGACGAGGAGGGGCAAGGTCTGGGTCAATATATATCTACCAGGACTAAGGACAGAAGACGTCGAACTGGATGAGGCTGGTGTAACTGGTTATTCAATTATGCAGCTTTATAATATTTTGGCCCGGACGGTTAAGAAGGGAACTGTAAAAGAGATCGAGATGATTCATAACGAGTTAAAGGCCAAGGGGGCTGATATGCACCTGGTTGACCTAATTATCAGATCGGGAGGAAAGCTTCCTGGTCGTGTCAAAAAAATAGCATCTTTGAGCGAGATGAGAAATGAGCTGCTGGGCAGCTAGAGGAGGATAGATGTCGCGACTAGAGTCGATTCGGGCCTTACGGGATGCTGTTGTAGAAAACAAAAGGGTTGGAAATCAGTCTCGTCTTGAATCGGGAGAGAAGCCTCGGTCTAGGATCAGGTTGCCAATTTTGCCAACTAAGAAGAAAGAATTGAGGCAGAAAAAAATTGAGTGGAGTGGCATTGATTTCCGTCAATGGCTTACTGACGTCAACGAAGCGGTAGATTCTATTACTGGGATGGACATGGATATTTTGCCAGAGATGCCTTGGCAGAGCTGGTTCAAAGAAGGGATGGAGCCAGAGGATGCGGCAAGGCTTGCGCTGGAAGCTGCAGAGTTAGGGGATGATATCTCTGAAGAGGAGGAGGAGTTGAATGAGCGTGGCTTTTTTAGGCCGTCGTATCAAAAATGGATCAGCAAGCTCGATAAGCGATTAAGAAAAAAGGGAGGGGCTACTCTTTCAGCTCTCAAAAGGGCGGGTCGAGTCTCTAATTCAACTCTCCATTCTATATTTATGAGCCAGGCCACGGCAGAAATGGCTGCTCGGATGCTGCTTCAGGCCGTAGGAACTCCGATGGAAGATGAAGCAGTGTCTCTTCGGAGGCGCAATTTTGTATCGGAGAACCAGATGGAGGATTCTTTTGATCAATTGCGTGACCTAATGGATGAGTTTGGGATTGGTACTAGCCGTCCCCCTGTGACGACACGGGATATTGGCGAACCAGAGGAAGGGCTCGATGAGGAAAATACATCTTCTTCTCAGGAAACCCATGAGCTTCCTCAGAAGGCCCAGAGTCCTTCTCAGTTGTCCCAAGACGTATCAAGTGCCATTGCTGCCGTAAGGGCTGTGGAGGAGAAGGAGCGGGCACACAAGGATGCTCAGAGTGAGATAGAAGAGGCTTCTGTTCAAGGTGGAGACTATGGAAGGTGGGGGCCAGCTACGACAGCGGCTGGATCGGCTGGCAGATCCTTAGCGTCGGCCATTGCTAAGGCGAGTGGTGAGAGCTATCATTTTCATCAGGAAGGGATGGCTCAAAGTGCGGATGTGGGATCGGATCTTTGGTTTGAGATCGAGCCAAAAAATCCTAAGAGCCCTATTTACTATTTGGGTATCAAGATAAAAGGGGACAAGGAAGATCCGCGATGGGATGTTATGCTTAAGAAGGGTGCTGGGCTGGGATCAGCTACTTCGGTTGGGTCGAAACGCGGCATAGAGACGTCTAAGTTAAAGGGGGCGATTAACGAACTCAAGGCTGGGTTGAAACAAAAAACGAAAAAGAAGGATGGTGATAAAGATGCGGCCAGTTAAAGTGAGACTTCCGATGCATCACAAAGATCCTGAGACGGGTCAAATAAAAAGCACCTATGCGACCTATCGGGGCTATGAGGCACAAGTCACGGAGGGAGAACGGCAGCGATTCCATACGGCACGGCTGTTCTATTTGAAAAACACCAAGGATGAGGATTGTGTATTCAGAGTCAGGGGCAACGGCATCTATGAGATGCAAAAGGTTGGTCTCAATCGCGTCTTAGCCAGTGGGACAATGATGGATTCGACACCTCCAGAAATTATTCCGCAGATGGGGCAGTAGCGAATGTCTAAGATCTCGCAGGCATCGGCCCAATTTATTCGGAATATTTTTGGGCGAGAGAGAGCAAAGAGCGATCTGGCAATTTCGTCTAGGGAGTTGATTAGAACGGCCCAGGGTGGGATGTATGGATCTGGAATAGATGTGGGAGGTATCGGAGGTATTGGAGAAGCCCTAGCTCTCGATAGACGTCTCCTCTATCGTTACGGTGACTATGAGGAGATGGATGAATACCCCGATATTAATGCGGCCCTGGATATTTATGCTGACGATACTACACAGGTTGATGGGGCTAAGAGACAAAGCGTGTGGGTCGAAAGTGATGATGGCAAAATCAAGGATGAACTAAATGATCTTTTTCATGAACGTTTAAAGATTGAGGAAAATATCTGGTCTATTGCGAGAACTCTCTCAAAGTACGGGAATGATTTCGAAGAAATTGTAGTGGGGGATGGCGGGGTTGTTGATCTTAACTATTTACCTATCGCCAGTGTGAGGCGCGTAGAGGATAAGCGGGGAAACCTCTTAGGATTTGCACAGACCTTTTCTGGCAACGTGGATATATCGCCGGAACAGTTTGAGAAATTACGAATTCCCGGAGGGGGCGCTGTAGGGCCTCAAAAGGACGTCGCTGCATTTGAAGATTGGCGTGTTGTGCATATGAGATTGCTCTCGAAGCATCGTGAATCAAAGTATGGATGGAGTGTGGTAGATGCGGCGAGATGGATCTGGAAAAGATTGATGCTGCTCGAAGATGCCGTGATGGTTTACAAGTTATGTTTGCGTGGTGACTCTCAGGTATGGACAACAAATGGTAAGAAGGCCATTAGGGATCTTGAGGAGGGGGAAGAGGTTTTTTCCTACACAAGGGATGATGTCCTGAAAAAGACTAGGGTTGTTTATAAAAAACATAATGGGAAAGATCGACTTTTTAGGATTAAAAGCGCCCATCGTGAGCTGTTTGCTAATGCGACACACCCCGTATTGGTTGAGACAATCATTGGCAAGGGAAGTGGCAAATCGTGTGGGCGCAGGATGGATTATGTCGAGGTAAAGGATCTTAGGCCGGGTGAGCATCGTCTTGTGACTCCTTTTAGGGATGATAGTCTTTGTGAAGATATACCATTGGTCGTGCCGGAGGCGCTTGACGACAATAAGAAGTTAAATCTACCCAAAGTAGTAAATGCTGATTTTGCAAAATGGTTTGGCTTTATGATCGGTGTTGGTTTTGCTTCGGCGCGATCTTTTATCGAGGGAGATAGAGCATGTCTGGTCTACGAGGTAGGTTTTGTATCCGGGGACAAGAGGGACATTAATGAGAAGTATCGAGAACTATTTGCTTCCTTCTTTGGTGAGCCCAAATTTGTGAAAGCTGAGAGGTCCAGGCATGATTGTGTCGGTAAGTTTTTAATATCTTCGAGGGCTCTTTATGAGTTTATGATATTGAATGGATTTATGGCGCATAACAGACGGATTCCAGAATGGGTCTTTAGGTCTTCAACGGTTGTACGGGAAGCGTTCCTTGAGGGATTAGCTGATGGCTATTGCGAAGGGGGTGGGGTCAGTGTTGAACGCGGTCGTGTAAGCATATCTCTTGAGTCGTGTAATTTTGAATTGGTCAGAGATGTACGTGAACTAGTGATGCAGCTTGGTTTTAGGGTTGGCAAGATTACGTCTAGGGAAAGACCGGATAGTTATCTTCCCGAGACGACTATTTATTGTGTGAGTTGGAGTTATGATAGGCAACCTATGACTGAGGAGCTGGAAAGTGTTGAAGAGGTCGAGGTTGATGATATTTGGGACATTGGTGTTGAGGCTGATGAGCATAATTTCGTAGCGAATGGAATAGTTGTTCATAACACTAGGAGTCCATCTAGGTATGCTTTTTATATTGATGTGGGAAAATCGAATCGACAAGAGGCAGAGCGGTATGTGCAAGAGGTGATGCAGCGATTGAAGAAGAAGAAGTTTGTGAATCCCAAGACGGGAAAATTGGATCTTAAAAATAACCCCATGGGGATGGATGAAGACTTCTTTTTGGCAATGCGTGAGGGTAGGGAGCAGACCAGGGTAGAGTCATTAATGGGGCCGTCGTATCAGCAAGTTGACGATGTGGAATATTTTTTAAACAAACTCTATGCTGCGATAAGAATCCCCAAGGCGTATCTGGGATATGATCAAAATCTCCCAAGCAAGGCAACCCTAAGTATGGAAGACGTCCGTTTCGGGCGGACTATTTTGCGCATTCAGCGAGAGGTGCGCAACGGGTTGAGAAAGATTGCTAATGTTGATTTAGCGGCGAGGCGAATAGATCCTGCTGCGACTAAGTTTGATATAATGATGGCTGTACCGAGTGCCATATTCGAGCTTGGCCAGATGGAGATTAGGCGAGCACGGGCCGATCTCGCCTCTATGATGGAACGGCACGTATCTCTCTACTGGATCTTGAGCAACATCTATGGTTTGGCAGAGGATGAAATAGCCGAAATAACCAAGCAGAAAAAAACTGAACAAAAGATGATGGGCGGTGCTGGAGGCGGTATGGGTGGGGGAGGTTTTGAGTCGGTTGATCCCAGGCAGGGCAGGGTAATTAGTGAGCGTGAATTGATGGATGGAAAAAAAGAAGACGAGAAACGTGTCGAAGAGATTGTTCACAAGGTGGTAAATGATCCATCGAGTCCGTTGGGTAGGCAACTGCGAGAAACGGGACATCTCGTTCGTGAAATTGTCCATTCTCTTCATAGTTCTGCATAATCTTGTGCATTCATCGTACATACGCCAGAAGTATTCTGAACATATATCTTTAAAAAAACGTTTTATAACGTTGTGGTTTATTGACATGCACGCGATTTCATTAAGTAATGGAATGTGTGGTTTCATCTTTCGTTAGGAGGAGTAATGAGCCACGGGAAAAATGATATGATTGTAGAGGCAAAGGTTCTTCATGATTTGCAGAAAGGTTCCTATGAGGAACTTTTGCAATCGTTGGATCGGGCCGTTATCGAAAATCAAGATCTGTTTGGGGACGACGCTGTTTTGTTTGCTTCTCACCTAGATAGGGTCATTGTAATCAATGAGGGGGGGCAGTTTTTTTCTGCGAATTATACCAACCGAGACGGGGTGATTAGGTTTGGAAAGGTCGATGAGTTGGACGTAAATGCGGTGACGGAAGAATCAATCGTTGCCAGTGCTGTAGATAATTTTTTCGAGGGGGAATCGTTGGCTGAAGGTTTGAAGGGGCTTATGGATTTGCGTCAAGGCATTGATGAGTCGCCCATAGCTAAGACAAGGGAGTCTTTGTCTCGCCTATTTGGTGGGGGTCGATTGTGGCGCAGATATGTTGATGAGCACAGCGAACGAGTCAGCAATTTTGCTTGGGATGCAGATTATGGTTCTTTAAAGATTGATGTGCGGCCAATTTTTAGTGACAGGGGTAGTGATGTTATCGAAGATGAACAAGAGGTAATGTCGGCACTGATCAATTTGGAGCGACGTCTTGTTGAGAGTCTGAATAAAACAACTGAGATTTACAAGGCTTACCAGGAAGAGACGAAAGATTTGCGAAGTGACGAGGCTGATCAGGTTCTGAGTCGTTTCGAATCTTTCGCTTCTGATTACATCGATCATTTGACTGAAGTTTCTAACTTTGCATCGAATGCGGTGCGACGTGGGAGAGATGGTAATGTATCTTGTGCCGCCATTACTCATGATGAGATAGCGGCTAGGTTTAAAGAGTTGGAATTGGGTGGCAGATTTGTCAGGAAAGTTTCATCTCAATTTTTGCAGCAACAATCTGCGTAGGAGGTAAAGAAAATGGCAGTTCGACCTCTCGAAGAAGATTTCCAACGTTTAGGATTATCACAAGATGAAATCCGTGCGTCACTTCACAATATGGGGCGACCCTTGGGTGAAATGGCAGAGGCGGATCTCAGCGATGGTTCTGAAGAAGAGGAAGATGAGGACTTCGAGGAATCCTATCTGAGTGATCTGATAGGTCATGACGACGATGAGGCAGAGGACTTTGACGAGATGTCAGAGGAAGATTATTTTGAGTTTGTTGACAATCTTTCCGATGAAGAGTTGGATAGGTTGCTTGAAAACTCGGAGATGTTCGAGGCGAAGTTTATCAAGCTTACTCCTTTGGGTACGCGCAAGACGGCTCGCAGGAAGAGGAAGAAATGGCTCAAAACGGCTGCGGGTCAAGCCTATGCAAGAAAGCAGATGCAGAAGCGAAAGCGTCCCGCTTTTAAAAAGCAAGCCAAGAAGCAGCGTATTAGGCGCAAAAGAGCGGGTGGAGCACGTAAGGGCTATATGATGCGTGCCGGAGTCGAAAATCCTTCAGAAGGGAAAGAAGCTATACATGAAGATCTCATGGAAAGCTTGACCGATCTCGCTGAGTCGATTGAGCGTGAACCTGTTTCTCGTTTCGACGAATATGTCACAGCATTTAATGCCCTTGCTGATCTGGGAGAGCTGGGTGCTGCAAAGATCATGGACGAAGACGAAGATGCGGCAATGGACGTCTTGAATCTGTCGCTCCAGGCAGAAGAAGTGTTGAAGCTCATGGAGGACATGGGTGGAGCGCTCGACGAAGACGAAGACGAGGTGCTGGAAGAGGCTCTGGCCCAGCTGATGGAGCTTGCCGGAGAACTCGTCGAGGAGTATGGCTTGCTTCTCGAAGATGAAGACGAGGAAGAGTATGAGGACGAGGAGCTGGAAGAAGATGAGGAAGAGATCAATCCCTTCCTAGAGGCTGCTGCTTCGCTTCGTGAAGCTAGACGTCCCCCCAAGGGCAAGAAGCGCTTTCTTCTCAATCCTAAGTCCAGAAAGGCCGTAAAGGGTCGGTCGAAGTGGAGCAAGGCCGGTGGCAATGCTAAGAGGCAGTTGGCTGGACGCAAAGATGTGAGGAATAAGCAGGCTTTGCTTGGCTATCTCAAGATGGTGAAGGCGGGCAAGGTTGCTCCTGGCCAACCCATTATGATGAGTAAAACCGGGAAGCCCCTCAGCAAGGGTGCGAGAGCTGCCAAGAAATTGGCTGCGGCCCGAAGGAAAGCTGGCTGATGAAAGGTAAGATGCTCCAGATTCTTCGGGAAGGTGAAGAAATTCAGGAGATAGGTATTCCTGAAGGAAAGACATTGGACGATCTTCTTGAAGACGTCTGTGTCTTGGAATTCAAGCCGGAAGATTTGTGTGAGAGCGAAGATGGTAAGCGCCCATATCTGAAGGGTAGATTCGGGTTCGTAGATAAGGCAACCGCGAACAAGAGGGTCTATCCTCGCAACATCATGTTGCGTGAGGTGAATCGTATTCTCGAAGATATGCATGCTAAGGGTGTCTATGGTGAGTTGGATCATCCATGTCTTACGGATAGTGATTTCCGAGTTCTTACCTCAGATGGTTGGAAGGAGTTTAGGGACATTAGGGTTGGTGACAAAATATGGTCCCGCAAGGATGGCCATGCTGTTTTGTCTACTGTTCGTGGGATTGTGGATGAGCCCTATGATGGAGATGCATACAAGGTCAAGGGTAGGAGCATTGATGCTATCTTTACACCAGCGCACAAGATGGTGTTGAACAAGAGACCTGATCGATGTGGCAACGATGTACAAGATGAGTATGTGACAATTTCCGATATTGCAGAGAATCCTGGGAAATATAGTCATTATGCTATTCCGAATAGAGCACAATGGTTTGAGGAAAAGATTGATACTGTTGTTATTCCCGGCGTATCTATTCCTAGAGTAAAATCGGCCAGAAACGATGTTTCTGTTGATTTGAAACTAGATGCGAAGGTATATGCTGCCTTTTTGGGAATATACCTGTCTGAAGGATTTTGTAGTCCTGAAGACACAGATAACTACATTGTCAATATCTATCAGAAGAATGAGTGGTCCAAGAGGTATATTTACGACGAGGTTCTGAGCAAGTTTCCAAAAGAGCTGGAGTGGCATGAGACTGATAAAGGGTATGCTCTTTCAGATGCTCGTTTGTATTTTTATCTCAAAAAACTCGGTGACGTATACTCAAGACATGTGCCAGAGGAAGCAAAAAATCTTGGAATCGATTGTCTCAACGAGCTTATTTTTTGGTTTGCTAATGGAAGACTTGTTTTTAGCAATTCGAAAGATGAGAATTGCAATGTAACCAATGGGCAAACTGGGAAGCAAGTTTTAGCTGAAGAGATCAGGGAAGATTTTACCAAACCTTTGACTAGACAGGATGTTTTTTCAGTATCGAAACGATTGATAGACGACTTGCATGAATGTTTGGTTCGTTCTGGTCGGTCTGGAAGTATTTCTTGCATCTATCCAGATAATGACTATCAGTTTGCTGGAAGAACAATTCTGGCGGCTAATAAAGTTCCATTATATCAGTTACACATTGAACATAGTTGTCACACATGGATGGACCCTCGCTTTATCTCTATTGAGAAGATAAAGCATGCCGGTAACATTTATTGTCTAACTGTCGATAATGGTAATTTCTATATGGAAAAAAATGGCTATTCGTTCTGGACTGGAAATAGCGATGGAAAAACGAAGTTTTCCCGAGTTAGCCATTTTGTTACCGATGGCGAGATCACAGAAGATGGAGAAATTCGAGGTAAGATTGAATTTATTCCCGGTACAATCAACGGGGATCAGGCTCTTGCTATTGCGCGTGCAGGTGGCAGGTTGGGGGTGAGTAGCCGTGGATTCGGTTCTACCGCTCCCGATTCAAAAGGCAATGACGTCGTACAGGAAGACTACAAATTGGTAACTTGGGATATTGTTGCCGATCCAGCTAACGCAGGAGCACACCCTGATTTTGTGGTGGAGCATAAGGAGGCACAGAAGATGGATCTGGATAGACTCAAAAAAGAACATCCCGAATTGGTAGAGGCGATTCAGAAGGAGACCACGGAAGCGGTTGAGTCTGAGGCGCGGACCCATGCCAGGGAAGCATTGCGCGAAGAATTCGAAGGACGGCTTCAGGAAGAAGCAGATTCTATCCGAGAGGAAGCTGTTGAAGAAGCTCGTGGCAAATTACTCGAAGATCCCGAGGTGGCTGGTTCTGCAACCGCCATTGAAAGGGTCAAAGAGATCGTTGCTCCATTTATCCTTTCGGAGGATGAGAGCAACGAGGTGGCGAGGCTCAAGAAGAAAATTGTCGCGTTGGAGCAAAAGATCGCTGACCAAGATGAAGCCTTGACTGTTGCGAGAGAGGAGAGTGATGAGCTTTCCGGTATCGCTAAGGAGCTTGGGTATCATCTCTATTTGGAACGCGAACTAAGTGACAATGCGCATTTTGAGCAAGTCATGGAAATGCTTGGTGACGTCAGTGAGTACGATACTCTGGACCAACTCAAGGATCGTGTTGAGGAGATTTCCGAGGCGCTTTCCGAGCAGGACAAGGTGACAGAGGATTACGAGGTTCGAATTTCTCAGATGGAGAAGGAGCTGAATAAAATCACGGAAGAGCGTGATAAGGCTCTTAGTATCGGAAAGCAGTTTGGCCTGCGTGCCTATGTCGAGCGGAAGATTGCAGATAACCCAAGGGCTTCGCAGCTGAGGGAGTTTATTGGGAATCAGGCATTCGAAAGCAGAGAAGATGTGGACAAGCTGGTCGAGTCATTTACGGCTGCTAACCCTCCCTCAGAGGAATACGAAAAGATCCGTAATGGGATCGAGAAGAGAGGGCAAACGTTGCCGGAGGACATTGGCTCACGTAGTCCCAAGTCGTTGACGGAAGGAATGGGAGACGTCGCGGGCGTACCCATAAACGAGCTAAGGGAGCGTGCGGAGAGAATGAATCCTCCCCGCGCTTCTGTGGCGCAACAGTAGTAACTAATTTTCGGATTGGAGGATAGACATGGAAGCGAGAGATTATCTCAACGATGAGGCGCTTGCACAATCGGCCGGAACCGTTCTGGACGAGGATCTGAATGTGGCGCTTCAGGCAAAGTGGGGCGGATTGATGGAACAGGGCTGGGACTCGTGGACGAAGCGCTGCATGGCGCGGATGTTCGAGAACGAGATGGTCCACCTCAATCAGCTCAAACGAAGGTTTCTCACAGAGGCCACGCTGGCGCAAAACATCCCGGATCTGGTCAAATTCATCTTTCCCATCGTGCGGAGAGTATGGGCCAACCTGATCGCTAACGGGCTGTTTTCGATTCAGCCGATGAACTCGCCAATTGGAGGCATCTTCTATTGGGAGTACAAGTACGGGACGTCAAAGGGAACTATCACTGCTGGCGACAACATGATAGAGAACTTTGATCGTTACTACTCCTCGGAATATGTCGATGGCGAATCGATTGGAACTGGCACCGATACCTATTCTGGTACGCTGGCTTGGAAGCCTGTGAAGCCTTATGGCATGGGCCAGGTGGGAATCGAGTTCGTTGGTACTACCGATGTCGGGGCTACTCTGCGCATCTATGATGCTGACGGAAGTGGTGATTTGTCAGGAGATGTCAGTGGTGCAAACACTATTACGTTTGCCACGGGTGCTTACAGCATCAAATTCACCGCATCTGTAAATAATGTGGTTGCCAACTACTTCTACAACATGGAGGCTGAGGCGGACAACGTACCGCAGGTCAACGTGGACATCACCCTCGAAGCTATCAAGGCTTGGAGTCGGAAGCTGAAGATATTGTGGTCCAGCGAGGCTGCAGACGACATGAGGGCCGTGCTCAATATGGATATTGAGCCCGAGTTGACATCCGGTGTGGCAAGTGAGATCGCGCTGGGTATCGACCGCGAGCTGATCATGGCGGCTTACGGTTCGGGAACAACCAACACAGACACGTTCGATGCAGCGGTGCCACCGGGACGAAACCAGGTGGATCACTTCCGCAACATCATGACGACCATCGAGAAGGTGTCGGGTGGGATCAACACGGCTACGCACAGAGGCCCTGGCAACTTCCTGGTTATAGGGCCGAGCGTACAGCCGATTTTTGGTGCGCTGGCCACGCACGGTGACCTGGTACGTGTCTATACGGACGTGCCGACAGGACCGGTAGGCCAGGGTGTGACGGGACGTCCCGCATTCCCATTGCCGCAGGCTCCGAGTGGATACGGTGTTTATCCGATGGGCTTCCTCCAGAACAAGTGGACGGTCATTGTGGACCCGTATTTCCCGAGTGGGAAGATTCTGGTCGGTCTGAAGGGGACGATGTTCACCGACTCCGGTTTGGTGTATGCCCCCTACGTGCCACTGGAAATGACGGCTGCGTTCCTCGATCCGGCAGACTTTTCGCTGCGGAAGGGTATGAGAACCAGGTATGCCAAGAAGCTGGTTAATTCCAATTTCTACGGCATTATCACGGTAACCAACCTTCCCTAAAGGGCTGTGAAGTGAAGGGGCAGGGAGATGTTTAGCAACTTCTGAGAGGATGCGCGACGACGCCTCCTGCCCCTTTTGCTTCCCAAGCAGGAATTGAGGAGAAATAGGTATGAAAATCACAGTCATCAATAAGAGAGTAGCATCGGAGTTTGGTGCGGACCACGTAATGTGTGTCGATGGCACCACTGTCAACCCCGGTGAGCAGCATGAGATGCTGGGTCGTTCCAGGACAGAACTCATTTTCCAGATGAATGTCCAAGACGACGACGTATCGGTGTTGGGCGAACTGGAGGGCGATGATCGTTCTCCTCTCATTAACCAGATGAAGACTCCGGCAGATCCAGCTGCCGACACGTTTACACTGGCCGGTGAGGGATTCGATATTCTGGACGAGGTTGGAGCGGCATTCGACACAGACCTCCAGATGTATCTGGGTGTGTTTGACGACGCTGATTGTCAAACTCCTTCGGAGGATGGCACGTTGGACACGGCGGCAACTGGGACGATTGATGCAGGTGCAGGTACAAATCTGCTCAAGGTTACCCCAGATGCGGGTGTTGTATCGGTAACTCTGACGGCAACGGGAGCTGGAGAATTCTGGCTCAAAGCGTGGCCGGTCGAAACCGACTACATTGTCGATGCCAGCGATTCGCACAAAACGACATTCACCGCTTCATAGTCGGTGAGCTGTTCGGTATGGTGAAGAGCACCCACGTTAGGATTCCTACCCCGGACATTCTACGGGGTGCTCGGCACCATCTTTTGAACCTTCCTTCCCACGAGGAGAGTCTAAGATGAGTCTAGGTGCATATATTAGGGAGTCATTGAGAGAAAAAGTTCTTGCTGAGTCCAAGAGTGTTGAGGAGTGGTGGGATCGTTTACCGGGTAAAAGACGTCTCAAAGTTGTGGCGATTCTTGGGTTGAGCAAGGGGAGGGCGAAGGTTATTTATAGTAAACTCAACCCTGATGAGCAGAGTGAAATCTCTGCATATTTCAAGAAATATAAGGGCAAGGTTGAGGGAACAGAGGGGACAGATGATACTTTGAACGAGTCGATGCAGAGGAATGAAGCTAGTCTTAGCCGAGACTAGCGGGAGACATCGATGTTGCCTGAGAACATCGAGTCCAAAAGTCCCGCGTCGAGAAAAGGTTTGGTGAGAGATGGGAATTCCCAAGGGTCTTTCCCACATGCGAGGAGGGTTAGATGGAGTTTTATAAGAAGAATCCAAAGATTGAGGGGACCATTACTGTCCAGAAGGTATTGCTGGATGACGACATGGTTGTGACGGGAGAAGAGTTTAGGATCTTTGCTAATCCAAAAACCTTTCCCTCTATTCCTGTTAGGTTGGTTGCTGTCGATTTTGACTCGCTGACTGAGACACAGAAAGAGAGGGCTATTCAGTTTGCTAAGGAGCGAGGGCAACCCGCGCCCAGACATCTCGGTGTGATCAAGTCGGAGAATTTTGAGCTGACAAGAGATGGTGCTTTCAAAATTCATAGTCAACCGAAAAAGCCTTCCAAGCAAGCACCGGCACCTGTTCTTCCCCCCAAGAAGGCTGAACCAAAACTTACCCAGCTTTATAACCTGGATGAGTTTATTGATATTTTTCCAGGTATTACAGATCGGAATGCGAGGCAAGTGAGACGCAAATTTCTGACAGTGAAGAGTTTGGCAGAGGCCAGCAATGCTGATTTGAGAGCGGTAGGGGTTAGGTCAAATTTTTTTAAGCGCCTGCGAGATCGGGCCAATTTGGAGATGGAGCAAGGAGACGAGTAGGAGGATAATATGCCCAAACTAGGAGATCTCGGACGGAACGTTGACATACTGAGGCAGATGCGTGATCGGCTAGTTGCTGAGGAGGGGAGAGCTAAGGAGCAGGAGGTTGAACAGGATCGATGGGATAGTTTTTCCGAGGTAGCGTCCGAGATTATTGAGGCGTGTGACAATAGACGTCTGGAAGAGCTTGTTACGGCGGTTCGTAAGCTCAAGAATCGGTTGCGCCGACCAGCGGTTAGGAAAGAATTGGCAAAGCTGGAAGCCGATGGAGGAAACGATAAGATTCCTGCCAAGAAAGATAAGCCAATTACTGGGCAGTGCAAATGCGCGGAATGCGGCAAGGTTATTGATGGGTCAAAAGAGCCCTGTGTTGAAGATGCCTTATGTACTGATTGTGCCTTGAAAAACAGAGTTGTTTCTAAGAAGGAACAGGACAAAAAGAAGAAGAAAAAGGGCGTGCCACCTACTCCAGGCATGGGATCTGAAGGAGGAGGAGCGTCAGGGGGCGAGGATGAGGGAGAGAGAGACGACGATGAGGAAAAAGAAAAGAAAGAGTCTCTGAGGAGAAGAAGCTATTCATTATGAGTCTGGCCCAGGCAAATGAAGTCTCAACCGAGACAGTTGCGGCAAGCAGATGAGGCTGCAAGAGTTCAAGCGATGGATTCGCCGCAAACTAGGCGATGATGGGCAATGTACCGTCAAGGTTGAATTGACGGAGCAACAGATTGAACAAGCCTTAGAGGATGCTAAGGATTGGTTCAATGTCTTTGTGGGGATCTATAGAGAATCATCTCTTAATATTGCCGAAGGAACGGTGGAGTATGATCTGTCTGCTGTTATCCCTGCTATCGATACAGTGTCCAAGGTGTGGTTTCCTCGTCGTGGCACTGAGATCGATTTTAGTGTTCTCTATCCCGGTTTTTTAGACGTCGAAGGAATTCCTTACGGAGTAGGGACACTGTGGGGCGAGGGATATCCCCAAACATCGATTACGCAGACTCTTCAAACTCTCGAATCCATGTCTAAGCTTTTGAGTTCGGATCTAGATTGGGAGTTCTACAAGGATACCATGGTCGATCCCGCGACAAAGACGTTGCGAATAATGCCATCTCCAAAACAGGGAGGTGTTGTGTATTATTTCTATCGAGTCGATCCATCGGCTATTAAGTTGGAGAATTACGATCCGAAACATCTCTGGTTTATTAGGGAGTGGGCCTTAGCTGAGGCGAAGTATACGTTGGGGCGAATCCGAGGGAAATATTCAGGCGGTTTGCCAGCGGCAGGTGGAGATCGTAGTCTTGACGGCGAGGCGCTAATCACTGAGTCGAGAGAAGATAAGGAACGAATAGAGGAAAAAATCCTGGATATGCAAGGTCCAGTTATGCCTATGATTTATTAGGAGAGTCGAATCACACTGGTGAGGAAGCGATGAGAGCGATACAGGAATGGCAACTTTGGATGCACCCATATCCTACTCTGATTAAAAACAAGAGTAGACGTCTGGACCCATCAAAATTCCCCTTTGGGAGGATTTTTCGGGATGGGAAGGAGCTGGTGAGGCTATCTGACTTGTTTGAGGCTCGGAAGCAGACTCCTCCCCAGTTGAAACGATGTGTTCGGGCCATTGTAGACAAAGAGATGGAGGGCGAGGATCGGACCCCAGAGGCGATGCGTGCGGCCATTTCGAAGGGTTTTGCTATTTGTACCTCACAGCTCCAGAAGAGTGGCTATTTGAAGGTAGGTAGTCAGAAGCCCACCAAGGCCGGGAAACAGGCGGGGCGCTCCAAGGCTGCTCAGAAGGCTCACATGGACAAGGTGGCCGATTATGAGCGGATGCTTGGTGTGGCTCGTGGAGAAGGCTCAGAGGATACTGGGGGCTCTCTGAGCGAGGCTGAGGGGGGGTTTAGGTTGAATGTGGCCCGTGTCCCGCTCGGCAAGGCCAGATCTTATGCAGAAGGAGTGTTGCGGCAGGCAGGCGAAGATATTGAGAGAGAATTGCCTGATTTTGATAAGAATTATGTTCGTTTGCAGAAGATGACCAGACAGGCATTAGACGTCCCAAGGATCGAGATGCCCGTTATTGAGCCCAAGGACATGAAGCGATTTGATAAAAAGCTCAAAAAGGGCCACCTCGATATTTTTGCTCCCTATGCGGAGGGTCATTTAGAAGCTCCGAAGCATTTGACCAAACAGACAGGCTCAGAATGGATCAAGCTAGGTGTGAGGGATGGCAAGAAAAAGGACGATGTAGTGGTTGGTCGCTGGACCTCGGTCCCCGCTAAAAAGCTGATTCCGACTCAATCGCAGATCTGGCTAGAGAAACTGGTGAGAAACATCGCAAAGTTTGGCAGGCCGAGGGCGGGTTCTCCAGTTCTCAATACGACAATTATCGTTTCTAGGGAGGGTTATATCTTGGATGGCCATCACCGATATGGGCAGGTGATGTTGGCGAATCCAGACTTGAAATTGAAAGCGCTCTATATTCCATTGCCCATTGAATTGTTACTCAAGATTGGACGCACCTATGGCAACGCCATTGGTAATGTTCAGAAGGGGTAAGGAAATGTCTCTTTTCTATATGAACCAATTACTTTCTGAGGCAGTTGATACGGTTTCTAGGGACGTCTTAACAGAGGTGGCTATTGGCCAGACAACGGAAACGGCAAATCTACGAATCCACCGTTACTCTAGTGCGATCCGTGTTACCGATCTCACAAATGCGGGAAAACGAGGAAAAAAGGTGGATGAATTCGCTCTTTACGATATTGACTCTTTGCGAGATCCCAGGATGAAAGATTTGGTAGAGATGTTTGCTGCCATGCTTAGCCGTGGGCGGATCAAAACTTATAAACAAGCTTTGACGGCGGCTAGGGGATTAGTTGATGAGTCGGAACGAATTGCGAAAGCTTCTGATCAGTTTCTTTCCGTGCCCAAGATAGAGACGGGTCAATACAAGGGCGTTCGAGTAGCACCGGCCGGTTTTAAACCTATTGATTTTAAAAATCCGAATATTGCGCTGTATGCGGACAATGAGAGGTTCCGAATCACAGATATGAGGGATAAGTACAATGAACCTACCCTAATAGCTCCGCTTCGTGGCAAGGTTGCATCGGTTAAAAAATTCTATGAGTGGGCTCGCAACAACATGGGAAAGTTGAACCGCATGACTTTTAGAGACGTCATGAAGGAGATGAAACGTGCCGGAATCGATTATCACTACTATTGCGCGGTAGACTGAGGGAAAAATGCTTGGAAAATCCATAGAATTTTTGGAAGATATCATCTCGATATTGGGGGAACAACCCGTGGGAGATGAAAACGATGTGGATGCATTTGGCATGGATGCACATACTAGGAGAAGGTTACGGGTTGATCGTTTATTGCAACCTAGAGGGAAGAAAAAGCCGCGTAAGCCGATGCGTACCAAAATGCCGCATTCGTTGGCCAGAATTCCCCGGCTGGGGAATGAGGAGATTGTGAATTCATCACTGAGGAGACGAGGTTATCTAGCAGAGAGCGTCCGGGTTCTTAAGAAAGCTCCTCCCAAGACCGCTGTGGCAGATGTGTACGGGTTAAGATTCTCGTCGTGGGACGGGAAGCTGGCATTGGTGACGACATCTGCATTAAGTGCTTTCAGCTCAGGCGAGCATATCAGTCAATGGTTTAATCCAGAGACATTAGCGCAGCGATATGTTGTACGGTTTGCTGTAGACAGCCGAGGGAAACCTATACCGGTGACGAATAGTAGTTGGATTGGGGCGCAGCCTTACCTTGCTGATGCGCATCTTCCTTACGAGAAGAACACATTTAAGCTTGGTAGCCGTGGATATGGCATGAGGGCCGAAGTTGAAGGATCTTTTTCAAAACCTCAAGAGTTTTGGGTAAAGAAATCGTTCAAGAATCTGGATGGTGCACAGACCAACGTAGTGGAACACTATTTCCGCAAGCGCGGTTTTATTGACGTCTCTGATTTCAAACTCACGGTGCGGGATTGGCGCATTATGCTTGGCATGGGTTTTGACGAGATTCAGGAGAAACTGCATTACGAGAAGGCGAAGGAGGCTGATTATTTGGTTACGAGGATACTCGGACATTCTACTATCGATGATAGTTTGATGAACAGAGTTTGGAAGGGCATCAAGGGCGTATACGCCTTGACACGGCAGGGTAAGATAAAATTCGCTGTAGAAAGGTGAATCAAAAGATGGCGCACAAAAAGCTGAGACATAGGCAATATCTGGGAGAGGGCACGACACCGTGGATATGGGCTTTTTCAAAACGTCCAGATGTTGAGTTTGCAATACAGATAGTTTCGGCTGATTCATTTCAGGTGCAAATAGGTATGGGGGGTGAGTGGTGGAACGGACGTCTAAGGCTTGGACGGAACATTCTCTATCATCGCAAGGGGAAAGTTGATCCTGCCTACCGACCCGTAACAGCAGAGGTAAGTCATAGGAAAGACGGTATATATTTCTCAATTTCCGGTGGCTTCTATGGGGATCAGACTGCGAAGTTTACGATGAGGCTAGTTGCGAATACGTGATGGTTTCTTCTCTTACCAGTACTGTTGATCTTCTCCAAGATGCACGCAAGTTCATGACGCCTGGACGCGAGGGGCGTGGCAAGCATGATCCGGTTGGATATGTACTTGGTAAATTTTTTAACTCTACGCCAGAGTTCGATAAGTCGTTAGTTGAGAGACAGCGACGGAAGAATGGTTGGACGCTGCGAGGAGCATGGCCAAGTACTGGTCGGAAAATATTCGATTGGGAATTTGATGTTTGGGGCGAGCGCGGGGGTGAAGTAGTTGTGAAATTTGCGATGTGGAGTAATGAAGGATTGATTGATGGTCTGAGTTTTAGAACCAACGTAGGGACTGTGGATAGGCTTATTCCTAAGTTTTTGAGAAAATACTTCTATCCCATGAAGGCTATGGCAAAGGAGAGAGCGGCATGAATCTTAGATGTCGCGGATATTTAGTGGAAAAGACGCTAAATGTTAAGCAGGCAATTCCCGATCAAGATTTAAGCGATAGGGAATTGGTACAAAGGATAAAAAGCTATAGGGTCGATAAGACTCGGGGGTGGGGTTTGTTTGTCAAGGCAAGAAATCTTCGACCGGGAATAGATGCGAAAGAATTTTATAAGATTTTTGATTCTGTAAATCCTGATCCTCATCACACGATAGTTTCGGTTAAGTTTGAGCCGACACATATATCGAAAGATACTCCAGGATTATCCATAATGGTTACCTCAAGAACGCCGCATTTGGTACGTCATATAATGAGCTATGGTGGAACTGGTGGCACGCCTGTACGTGAGTTTGATCGGCAATGGAGAGCAATATGAATCTTAGACGTCGTGGATATTTACAGGAGTCGGTTGGGATTGTGAAAAAATCTCAGATTGATAGGAACAAATCTTATACTGTTTGGGAGAAGCATCCCTATATGGATACGTGGATGATCGATAGATCTTACTATGGGATTTATTTCTATGGAGAAGGCGAGGCTTATTTGAAATCAAAGAAACATATTGTGGTTCCCAGGGGAGTGGACCCAAATAGGGAGGACAAGTGATATGAGTCTTCGAGATGTAAATGAATTGCTTCGTGGCAGTGTTGCGCAGATCAGGGACATAGAAGAGGCAGCGCCAGCGCCCGGTGTGGTAGACTTGGAGAATCCGGTCTATCATATACGTCAGAAGGTGGCTAAGATCAGTGTCCCGGTCTCACCAACAACTAGTATTGCTGCTGGACAGACAGGGGCGAAGTTGTTGAAACAGAGACTGACAGGTTGGACAAAGGCTGATCATAAAAAGGCTGTGGTTAAGTTGGAAAAAATGGCAAAGAGGGCCAAGGCTGACTATGCGCGTGCGCTCGATAGGGCGGCGCAGGAAACGTGGGGGCGAAAATGGAAGCCGACTGATTACAAGATCTCTTGCGTTGGTTCGGATGAATTTTCCGAGTCGATCAAGAAAAAACTCCGAGTGTTGTGTCGTAAGATGACAATTATTGGAGATGCGCTTGCGTCTCATAGGTATTTGGCAAAATATCTAAGGACAAAATGAAGTTTACTCTTACAGAGAATCTGATCTTGCTTGAATTCCTCCTGGGGGAACTCTCAGGATCGGAGTATCTGGTTGAGAAAAAGATCTCTAAACTGACTCCTTACCAGAAGGCGCAAAGGGCAAGACGTCAAACAGTGGCGGCACATACTCCTCGTCCGGCGAAACAGAGTGTGTTTTACAAACATGCTGTGCGGGCAATATTTCAGAAGCTTAGAAAAGGCGGGGATGGTTTCAAGGGGTCAGCTAGGGGAGGGCAGCTTATTGCTCAACATATGTTGAAAAAGCATGGATATGCAGCGGGGAGTCCTTCTGGCAACTTCAGTCTAACCAGCAAGGGTAGGAAGAGGAATTTGAAACATGTACGTGAGCCTGCTGGGGTACGGGCGAGAAAAGAGCGTGCCTACAACTACATTATGGGTATTCAGAAACGTGCCGCTCAGAGGCAGCAGCAGGTGAAGGCCAAGGCGGCTGGAGCTGGATAGGAGACGTCATGAATAGTTTGAGAAATCGCGGGTATTTGGAAGAGGGGCAGTATCAAGTGTCTATTGGTCCTGACGATGACCTGGAAGATAAGACTGGTGAGCTGATGAAAATGATCAGAGCAGCTATTCACGGTGGTATCAGGAGGGTATTGGCTCAGAATGGTATGTCTCCTTCTGTGATCGGGAAGGTGGATAGATACCTTGATGCCAAAGAAGGTAAATTCATGGATGATTTGACTGATATTATGTTGAAAATGCGAGTTCCACATAGGCTTGGGTAAATAATGGGTACACTGATAACTGATTGCAACCAAATAGGAGACGTCAAATGTCGCTAAGAAATAGGTCTTATAGATATATCGATGAAGCCAAGATGCGGAAGTATGTTGGTGTTAGGGCCAAGGGTGTTGCATCTCTGCTTTTTTCTACTGCAAACGATGCCAAGGATGCTGCAGCTAAAATCAATCGTTTCAAAAGGAGTTATGATGCATCTTATAGGAAGTCTGGTGACGTATGGAGAGTAGAGGTTGAGGGCATATCTATTGCCGAGCTTGTTTCATTGATTGACAAGCTGGATCTCAAACCGTTGACGCAATATCACTAGGAAAGCAACGTGGGCACACTAATAAATGATTGCGACCAATGTTTTTTCGACAGCGTGGCACAAGAGGTGATCAAGCTGGCAGGAACTACTGCGATCATCTATCAGTTTGAAGAAGTCGAGAGTTCACGAGATGCGCTTTGGGATGAGGAGATTGAGACTGTTTACAAAAAGAATAGTGAGGGGAATCCAGGAATTGAATGTCCCGTCTTTTTTAAGGCTCCAGACAAGTCTGGTCTTACCGGAGAAGAGGGGTATAGGCTTGATAGGACGTCAGAGCTTCATGTGGCATGGCGAGACTTAGAAAGCAGAGGGCTGAGACGTTTGCGTCCTGGTGATATTGTGAAAGTTTGGGATATGTATTTTGATGTTATAGAGTCACACGCTACCGAGGGGTACATTAACGATACTCCGACAAAATCGACCATTGTTTTTGATGTGACGAGACGAACAAAGGGGCCACCTGAGAGTTTGTGGGAGCCTGGCGAATGAGTGAGGTAAGGCAAATCTTAGAGGATGTGTTTACGGAGAGGAAGAAGGCTACTATCCGTGGACGTGCCAAAGGATTGAGAAGGCCGAAGAGAGCTGAGAAACAGCATTATTTGGGGCGTGCCACAGGAATGAGAGGGCGTGATCTAAGCGGAGAGCCCGAGGCTCCGAAAGTGCCTGGAGCTAAGGAAGAGCCGTGGAAGAAAGAGAGAATTACTGAGTTTGAGAGTCCTGACGACTGGATGTTGTCGATGATTTTGGTTGCAATAATGCATGCGAATCCTGGCATTAAACCGGAAGATGCGATTAAAATAGGGAAAGAATGGGTAAAAAAATTATATCTGCCAAGGACTGACTATCTTTGGAGAATGCAAATGGTCAGACTGAACAGAACAGGTATCAGAGCTGAGGCATCAAAGATTCGGCGTGAATTGTTCAAGGTGATCTAGGAGGTTGAGATGGACATAATAGAAGCAAATGCTTTGCTAGATAAAGCAGTGGAAAGGCTCGCAGAGAAGATTTGGTCAGGAGAGGTTAAGACCAAGTGGCATCCTCCCGAGGGTTTTTTCGAGCAGAGTGCGAGCAAGATTGCTAGTGGTCTAAAATCAGCCTCGAAAGATCTGAAGCAAGCCATGGCCCGGTTGAATTTCTATATAAACAGAGCTGGGGAAAATCTCTCAGATGCAGATGTTAGACGTCTGGAGATGGCCAAGAAAAAACTCCAAAAGGCTTATGTATAGGAGGAGTCATGAATCTACACAAAGTAAACGAATTGTTGGCTGAGACGATTTATGAGATCGGGGCTGGTGGTTTGAGGCCGATCAAAACGAGTGGTATTTTGATTCAACCAAATGTGACTTACCACATGGGTGCATCTAGTTCTCCCCATAAAATCTTTGTGACCAAGGTTGATGATAGGATGATTTATTATCGATCTTATCCGTTTTATCGAGGACGAGAGGCCCGAATTGATCGAGGGATAGGAACGGATCTGATTCTTCAAGGCGTCAATACCTTCATGAAAAGTGGGTATGGTAAGTACCCTTGGGGAAAAGCGACGATCAGAAAATACAAATCGTTACTTGCTGGCAAAAAGGTTAAGCCTGAAGATCTCAAGGATTACCAGAGAATAAAAGTCACGGTGGGGCCGGGCAAGGGGTATGAGGGCAAAGATTTGTGGCGTGAGGCTGAGTCGCATGGCTATGGTGTTGGGGGTAGGCGAGTCGAGGGAATGACGGATGGATTTCCGTGGATGAAAAATGATAATTCTAGTGTGTACGAGATTGAGATGGATAAGAAGAGTTTGCCGGGTCTAAAGAAAGATAAGCGTTTCAAAATTCTGAGCATAAAAGAAATGTAGGGAGGTGACGTCGTGAAGCTTCGGAAAATAAATGAGTTATTGGGTGATACGGTTGAGAGCTTGACCGAATCGTTTCCTGCTTCATCTCCTGGTGAGGTAGCAATTCGCAAACTCATAAGGGCTGTTCAGACAAAGACTCGTCTCCGATTTATGTATCGATCTGGTAAGATTGTTACGCTGAGCGGTGCAGTTGTGGCAACACTTGCTGCAACAGAGGACGGAAGATTCAATATAGAGGTTATCGAGTACGATACAAATTATCGATATGGATACAAGCCTAGAGGCAAAAAAACCTACAAGGAATTGTCGAAAGAAGCTGCGGTGAAAGTGCTTGCTAAGGCGTTAGAGGCGCATCCAGGAGTATAGGAGTTGTCGTCATGAGTGTTGAGTGGGTCAATGGAATGCTGAATGAGGCGATTGCAGAACTGGCTGAGGCGAGAAACAGGACTCTTAAGAAGGATTTGAAATTCAAGAGTGGCGATATTATTCCTAGAGGCACCCCGGTTGAGGTGGAGTTTTTGGGAGAAAGAGATCCCAGGGGATATAGTGTCGCGCTTTTGAAGGCGAATTGGAGAGGGTCAAATGGGCGAGATTATCAGAGGGAGCCTGTTCGAATATCGATTGCCAAGCTACACAAATATGTGAGTGGTTTTGGTAAGCCACCAGGAATGGCCAAGCTGGAACGCATGGCCTCGGATGGAGTAGCAACGACTCCGACAGGAAAGCGCGTGGAGCCTGATGGATATGGACCAGATGGATCTCCTAGTTGGCTCATGGCGTTGGGATTTGTCTAAGAGGAGGGAGATGTTAGATCCAGCAAGAATAGTAGAGGCGCAGACAAAGGGAGTCGTCTTTGTTTGCCGGATGTGTACCAGGTTTCATGAGGGGGCAGATCTTGGACTAAAAGATGAGGAGGGGGACGTGATCTGTACTGCCCATAAGACATGTGGAAGTCCCCTGTCTGGTAAGAGCTTTCAGGAATATGAGGGTCCGTTAAAAAATTACCTGGTAAATTATTGCTATATTTGTGGCAAATATAGGCCGGAACATGCCTTAGAACCCAAAGTTTCAGGGGCCAAACGGATTGGTTGCTGTACCGACTGCTTGAACAATGTGGTAAAGAAGGTCACGCCCCGTCCCGAGGGTCGCAGAGTTGTGTTTACAACGGCAAAAAGGGCAGGGCCTGATCAGTTTGAGGTATTGCAATGACCACTTATGTTACGAAACAGCTTCGTATCAAGGTTGCGGAACAGCAGAATGGCGAGAATCTTATCTTTCAGCGCGGAGATCGCGAGACTAAGTTTGAAGCCGTAGCTGCTCTTGACGAGGCAGGATTACAGCGATTCGTAATACCGCTTCCAGCTTCGGATAAGGATCTCATGGCGGGGCTAGAGATCACCACGGGACGTCTTCTCTATATCGAGACCGATACCGAGCTTTTGATCAAGTTGGCAAATGTGGCGGATACTGGTTTTGTAGTCAAGCCCATGATTGACGAGAGCGCATCAGAGAAACCGGGCATGTTGTATTTGGAAGGGGAATTTTCTCATGTGTATGTTACTCCAACTGGGACAACGGGAGATGCCACTGTAATTTTCGGTGTAGTGGGAGCGTAGGGATAAGACATATTGGGATTAAACAAATGTTTAATATAAAACTCAAAGGCCCGTGGAAAGAGCTTGTGTCGATTCTCAATAGCTATGATAAGCGATTGATATATGTGCGCAGGCGGGCTTGCAAAGACCTTGCAGAGGCGTTTCTGGAGCGGCTGAAAGAGAATGCTCCAGAGGGGGAAGAGTTTAATGCCTATATCAAATCATTAGAAGTGGTCGAGTTGACCCATACGAGAGGAATTCCGGCGTTTGCGATTATTTCTAGGCGTAGCAAGGTTAAGCTGGGAACGCTTATGGGGAACGAAGCAACTGCAAAAACGGTGGCATATATTTATCCGAGTCAGGGGGAAGTGACGTCTCCCGTTACCGAATTGATCTCCTCGGTAAATCCGTGGCCCCTCGATTTGGTTCCGCATGGTCTTTCTGGAGATGATTTTATGTTGGTGCATAGGATTGTTACAGAGGGGGAGATGAAATGGGCTCGTCAACAAGTCTTGGAACTTATCTCAGAGAATCGTGGAGAATTTCGCAGGTACGGCATTCATTGGGGCAAGGCTGTAGAGCAAGATAGGCATTCCGATGAGTTAGAGTCCTTACCGGATTTTATGTCTCTAGCGATAAGAGCTGAGTTTGGAATCAACGCGGATCACCAGCCTCATTGGCGACCAGCAATGAAATGGGTCATTGCCAATGCGGTGAAGATTTTAGAAAAAGATAAGCTGATCAAGGGGGCTCTTCATGATTGGTTGTTCAAAGAGCATACCTTGGTAAAAAAGAGTGGCTTGCCTTCTGTATCAGCCAAGGACTTCTTGAAAGAGGCGGGTGCTTTTCAGAAAAAAGTGTTGAGTATGTAATGTCGATGATCAGGAACGAGCAGGTAGGAGACGTCTTTTTACGAGAGTTTGATCTCGGCATGGTCCTGACTCTTGGTGCTGTAGAAATTGGTCAGCGGTATTATTTGCCTACAGAGAAGGTTCCGGGAGTAAAGCCTCCGAAGTTTTCTGAGTTCTATGGTAATACCAGTGAGGTTGGGCAAACGATGCCTGGTATTCCCATTATTTATGCGAATCCTTCTACTGCTGTTCAGAGATATCTCTTGCCGTGCATCAGAATTCGGCGGGAAGATCCCAGTCCTGCCTTAGAGCGCTGGTTGAGTATCCACTATAAATATCGTAGACCTGCTCCGGGGGAGCCGGAAATTGATGTTCAGTATCGTAAGAGGACATTGACTGGATATAAAAAATATGAACAGCAAGAGGGCGGCTATACCTATGATATTCCCTATACTATTACGGTAGAGGCAGCGGGCAAGGGTGCGCGTACAAAAGCGCATGTCATGCTGCTTCACTGTATGCGTATTTTTGGACCGCATGGAACAGTTCGAGTTGTCGACTCGTTGGGGAACGAACGTAAATATTGGGTATTTGGAGAAGGGCCGAGTGATCTTTCGGTTGCCACAGATATTAGGGATCGCACGATTATTTATGCTCTTTCTCTGCGTGTTCAGGCCGAACTGGACTTGCGCTTGCCCGTTACGAACCGTGCCATGACGTCAGAGCCCACAATAAATATGCATGACATGGAAGACTTGGGCTAGAGAGGTGAGACATGAAAAAGTATCGAAATGTGTCAAAAGGACCATTGCCGATAGATTTGGGATCGAAAGTTATCTCAGTTCCTGGCAAGGGTTTTTTTACTGTTGATGAGAGTGATGCTAATTCGCCTGGTCTGTTGCGAAGACTGAGACGGAAGCAGGTAACTTTCATCGAAGATGTCGGGGTACGGGTTGAGGCTCTGCAAGTTCCAACTGTGCCCAAAGATGAGATTGTGACGAAGCCGAGTGAAAAACCAAAATCTCTTGAAAAAACGGATATTAAGCCATTTATGACGTCAATAGATGAAAAATCTGATGATGAAAAAGATGGCGATACATTGACAAGTACGTCTAAAATGGTGGAATCAAAAGACGATGGTGCCGTTTCTGACGACAAAGAGGAAGCGAAAAACGAACGGAACAAATCTGCCAAGCCTGCAAAAAAGAGTAGGCGAGCCAGAAAGAAGACCAAAGGCATCTCGGGATCTGAATAATATGGCCCGGAGCTTGAGAAGAGGAGGACAGTAAAATGGGTGAATACCTGAGTCCTGGACTGTTTCTGATAGAGAGGTCTGCGAGCGCAGGGGCAATCGCTGGTGTTTCTACGTCTACCTATGCTACGGCAGGGTGGCTTAGGAAGGGGCCGGAGAATGAACCGCAGCTCGTGACCACTTTTGATAGGTTCGTAGAGATATTCGGAACGTATTGGAGGAATAGTAATATTCCGTTCATGATGGCTGCGTTTTTTCAAAATGAGGGAACGCGAGCATATGTGACACGTGTAGTTCCGAGTGATGCAATAGCGGCGACGAATGCATCAGATCTGGATGATGCTGCTACTCCGGCATCTTTTTTTGGTCGTCCCCTAGCTTCCACTGTTGATCTGAGTACCGATAGTTATATCGCTGTAAAGATCAGCGGTGCTGCGGCTACAGAAATCGATTGTGCAGGTGCGGTTCCAGCGAGCACTACCCCCACAGAAATTGCATCGGCTATTGACGCGATAGCGGGCATTAGTTGTTCAGTAGGCACTGGCAATCGAATTGAAATTGTCACAGATGATACTGGTGCTACCGCGAGTCTTGAGTTCGAAGATGCAACAGCCAATGATGCAACGGCTGTGATTCTCGGCTTGGACGTCTCAAACGATCAGACTTACCTGTACGAAGGTGAGGATGCATCGGACTGGACGCTTACCTCGCCTTGGAAAGGCACTTTTTACAATCAGGTTCGCATGTGTCTCTCGGGCAACAATGATTATGAGGGGGACAATGGAGGTTGGACCAGGTTTGATGTTTCGATTCAGAGCGAATCGGCAGTTGGCGAGGCCGATTGGCAGGTAGAGGAGACATATGACGAGGTGGTTCTTGATGACGATACGGATGAGCATTTCATTGAAGATGTCGTCAATGGTGAGACCAACTTCTCTCAAATCACGAAGGGATCTGATTACAACATTCCAAGATCGTTGAGAGCTACGAAGCGATTAGCTGAGTTCTTGGGTGAAGGTGATGCGGCGGAGACTTCCTTTTCCGGCACTATTCGCAATCCAGAGGTGAGGTTTGGAACGGTTTCGGTTCAGGCTGGTACTGTGACAGGTACGGACGATAGCGACGGAGCTATCACGGGCACAGGGATTGTCAGCGGCACCATCAACTATACGACAGGAGCTTGGACGCTTGAATTTTCGGCTGCGCCAGCCGATGGGACTCCGATCATGATGACATATTGGTCCGAGCCCGATGAGACCGAAGTCTGTGGTCAACTCTCGGGAGGAACAGACGGAACTGGGCCGTTGACACGTGGGGACGTCACAGATCCCACTTTGCAAGCGAGCAAGACTGGTCTTTACTCCTTTGATGATCTCGATGAGATCTTGAACATTTCAATGCCAGATTTTGCAGGGAATGTGACAGTAAGCAATGATCTCATTGCGTATGCTGAGACGAACAAGAACCGTTTCGCCATTTTGACCACCGAGGCGGGACTGGAGCCGACCGATGCGGTCAAGTTTGTGAGGAATACGGCTGCTTACAACACGAGTTATGGCGCTCTCTACTATCCCTGGGTTAAGATTTACGATCCGATAGCTGACGATGGTCGCAACCTCGATGTACCTCCCGATGGATTTATCGCGGGAGTGTTTGCACGGACAGATACCAACAGGAATGTTGGCAAGGCTCCTGCGGGCATTACCGATGGTAGACTCAATGGAGCGACTGGGCTAGAGCGTATTCTATCCAAGGGCGAGCGGGATATTTTGTATCCGGCACGTATCAATCCGTTAGTGTCTACCGTTCAGACTGGTCGAGCCGTGTGGGGAGCGAAAACTCTTAGTAAGGATGCGGAATGGATCAATGTTAACATTCGACGTCTCTTCATGTTCTGTGAGCAGAGCGTGTATAACAATTCGTTCTGGGCCGTCTTTGAGAACAATGGGCCGGGCCTTTGGGCTCGAATCAAGGCGCAGGGAGATGGCTTTTTCCAAGGATTGCTCAGGGATGGGTATCTGAAGGGAGCTACGCAGGCCGAGGCTTGGTTTATCAAGGTGGATGAGGAGAACAACCCGCAGGCCAGTATTGATGCTGGGTTGCTTACGGTGGACTACTACATTGCTGGGAATAAACCAGCGGAATTTATCCGGTTGAGATTTCAGCAAAAGGTTGCTTCATAGTTTGTCGAGAACGTAAGGAGGATAGGTTATGACGGTAAGGTCAGTAGCACAAGACGAGATTCAGAGTTTTCGCTTTCGAGTCTTTGAGATAGACGGTGGAGCAGGGGTGTTTGACAATGAAAATCCAGTTGCTGGATTTAATACGGTCACTACTCCAAACCTCACCTTTGAAACAGCGGAGCATCGAACGGGATCTCGCAAATATGCGCGGAAGTTTCTTGGACCCCCCACGTGGGAAGCTGGAACGATGACGCGAGGCATCTTGAGAGGTGATACGACGTTTTACGACTGGGCGATTGACAAATATTTGGGTCGCAAGCCGTTTCGTACCGATCTGGAGATTCGAGTCTATGATCAGGAGGAGGACGGATCAGATGTGGCGAACGACGAGGCTGTTCGATCTGAGATTTGGAGACAGTGTATTCCATCGAGTGTCAAGCCGATGGGAGACCTCGATGCGTCGGCTACAGACGTCAACATGCAGGAAATTACGGTTGAGGTTGAAGAAGTAGAGTTGACAACCAAGCCTTCTGCCTAAATGTCTCGCAGTATTTTTAGCGATGAACTTCGAGTTCACCAATTCCATCTTATAGATGTAGATCCATCTTTTTCTTTCCCTCCCTTTGTATTAGTTCCCAATGTAGGTTTTTCTTCAATCACCATACCTGAGATTTCTATCGAGACAGAGGAGATCCAGGAGGGAACTAGTGATTTTGTTCATCACGTGTTAAAAAAAGCTTCTACCAATACTATTACTCTTTCGAGAGGATCGACTCCTTTTAATAGTGATTTTTGGCGATGGACCATGGCGTGTGTCAAGGGGACTAGCGCTTCAGGCAAAGAAAGCGTGGCCGGATTTTTAACTCAGGCGTCAACGCTTGGTTTGTTTGGCGATATCAAAATTCCTGGCAAGCGCAGGAATATGATCTTGTTACATCTGACTGGGCTTTCTGCAGAGGGTCTTTTAGAGGCTATGGATTCAGCGAGGGGGCTGGATATGGCGAGGGGATTAGCGCTCCTCCCCTATGCTGGCTTGTCCGAAGCTTCAGGGTTGCAGTCGTCACTGACACAGGGGCTTTTAGATCTGGGGATTACTTCTATACCAGGTAAAGCCTATATGCTGTTTGGATGCTTGCCGACCCGGTATAAACCAGGTAGTGATTTTGATGCAGATACAACAGCCGTAAGTATTGAGGAGTTAGATTTGGCATATTCTCATTTTGAGCAATTTGGAGTGGGGGCATAGATGGGACTACGGAAAAGAGCATATCTCGCAGAAATCACCACATCGGGCGCTGTGCCCCCTCTTGTTAAGCCCTTTGCCGTCTACCGAAGAGCTTTTCCAACGACGCTGAGCGGCATTGTGGACAAGCTGACGCGATCTAAGAAACGGTTGGCCAAGAAATTCTCCAAAATGGGGCCTCCTCTTCCTCCCAAGGTTTGATTGATTTTTTTTAAAACAATTCCTTGATCCACCTTGTTGACGTCTAGTATACTTCTGTCATCACCCAAGGATACAGACAAAGGAGGATACAAGATGGGGCAGGATCAAGAGGTAAAATCTAATAGGAATAGCAAGGTGAGAGTGAATATGTGGTTGCCCCGGCACCAACATGATGAACTCAAACAGTTAGCTGAGTATGAGGGCAGGAGTGTGAGCGATATTATTCGACAGCTCATAGCGTCCTATCTCAGGGATAGTAGTTCTGTTGAAAAAGGAGGGCGATGATGTCGGTTCTGGATACTAAGACAATTGATGATGCGAAGGTTCCCAGTATTGAGGCAAAACTGCCTCGTGGCTATCTGTTACAGGATAGCGATGGGGTGCATGTACTAGGTACTGCTATTTTGCGAGAGATGAGCGGTTTGGAAGAGGACATTATAGCCGATGACAAGGTATCTTTTACTAAGCGAATGCATCGGCTCGTGGGGAGTTGTTTGACGTCTCTTTCCGATGATGAGGGGCATTCGATTGTTGATCGATCAGCATTAATCAAAGCTGCTCCTCAGATGCTCATGTCGGATCTGTTGGTTTGTGCTCTTCGTATCAGAGAGGTAACTGTTGGTGACGAGTTGAGACAAATAGTGAAATGTCCAAATTGTACAACCGATGATGGACAGCCTTTCTCATGGACGGTACGGCTAAGCCTGTCTGATTTTAAAGCTCTTCCAGCCGAGGGTGATCTGACTAAGGCGGTGAGGGAGTATACGACAAGCAGGGGGACACGTATCACGTGGGCCATGATGACTGGCGATATGGAGTTGACGCATGAGAAGAAGAAAACGTCGAAAAATAAAGCGACGGCTGCGCTTCTGATTCGTGTCCAGACGGTAAACGATGAGCCCGCTACGATAGAGAATTTGCAAGCACTTTCATATAAGGAACGTGTCGAGATCAGGAAGCTATTTGACCAGGAGGGCGGGATAGAGACAGAGTTTGATGTTATATGTAGAGAATGTGAACATGAATTTAGGGTGCTTCTCGCAATTGGAGGTGTCAATTTTTTCGCCCCTTCGGAGACGTCAGAAGACTAGAGAAGGAAGTGTTTTATATGATGAGCGAATTACATCTTCCTTATGAAAGTGCGATGTCAATGCCGTCTTCGCGTAGACACAGAGCGATCCAGGAACATCTCGAATACATAGCGAGATTGAATAAATCATAGTAAGGAGAAGGCCATGTTGAGAAAAAAGTGGATGTTGCCAGTGGTTAGGAATTGTTGTGCCGGTAGCTGTTTCAGATGAAGCTTTTTCTCTTCTTGTCTATAGGTTTTTCGATTACCAATGCGGTGGTTTTTCTCCACGTTTTTCATTGGTTGAGGAGGGCCGTTTCGGGCCTATCCGATCATGATTTTTACGAGATGGTACAGAAGAAGAGAGGGCGTAGTGTTGGGTTTCGTACCTCATATCTGGGTCGCCTAGTGAGATGCCATGCCTGTGTAGGGTTTTGGATCGGTGTTTTCTTGTCACTTATCTCTGGTAGTTTTATAAATGAATATATGTCTTTGTCATTTCCGATAGACGTCGTTGCAGATGGGCTCTTAATGTCTGGATTCAATTTCGTTGTTTGGGTAATATTGAAAAGGCACGGAGCAACGGAGTTATAGATGGCACGTAATTTTGAAGGGCTCGGAATTGGTATTGAGGCCGAAGACGACGGGTCGGAAAAGAAATTACAGGGCCTATCTGATACGGTTAATAACCTGTGGGGTGGTTTGAAGAAAGCTAGTGGGTTAGCTCCTACTCTGGGACGTAAGCTTGGACGGGGATTGGGACGGATGGGGCAGCAGGGAGCGAAGACGGTTGGGCTCGTCACTACGGCGATTGGGGGGATGATCGATAAGGCGATGAGTCCCGAGTTGGACACCGCATATTCATCGATGTTTACTGGTTTCAACAAGTCGTTTTCAGCGATGGTTGCGGGGATGAAGATTTCTGAGAAAGAGATGAAGGAGGCACGCAAGATCATTGGGGGTGCAGCATTTGGTATGGCCGAAGATATGGAGGGGACTGCAAAGAGTTGGGCAGCCTTTCGGCAACAAAATGTCGATCTTATCAAGGTGTTGGGAGCAGATGGATTAAGTGGGGCAGTTAAGGATCTAATCAAGGTGACGTCTGTATTTGATATGGAGGGGGAGCAGCTTGCTATCATAGCTGGCGGGTTAACAAAGGGGTTTGGTTTTACCGAGGAGGCAGTGGGTAGTCTGGCCGATAAGATAGTTGCGGTAGGTCGTGAATTCAATATTGGACGAGAGGCCCTTCAGGCATGGCCCGCCATCTTTGAATCCATAAACAATGAGATGGCTGCGTTTGGAAAGCAGCTTAGTCCAGAAGAGGTAGAGAATCTAACCCTGTCTATTGTTCAACTAGGTGGTGGGTTACAGGAGTCTCTTGGTGTAGGAGCGCAACAGAGCTTAGAGATTGCGCGTACACTGTTTACTACCTTGATTGGAGAGCGAAAAAATATTCATCAGATGTTCGTTGGGATGGGTGGAGAATTTGGAGAAGTGGCCAAAAATCTGATGGAGACGGGAGGAGACGTCAATAAGGTTTTTGAAATGATAACCAAGGGCGATCCTCTTAAGTTTATGGATATGTTGAGGGAGATGGGAAGAGAGGCTAAGGCAAGGGGGGGAGAGACGGGAATTGCATTTGAGCGCATGGCTCATGTGATGGATAGTGCATTAGGTGCTGATGTAGCCTGGGCCGTGAAGGGGAATTGGGACAAGGTGAGTGAGACGATGGCCAATATGCCCGGTGTAATTGCTGGAGCTAAGGGCACCCTAAAGGAAGTGGCTGATGCTCACTGGAAATCGACTATTACGGCGGGGGAAGCTTGGGATCGGATGATGCAGACTATGAAGGCTCAGCTTTTTAGGTTGAGTAATAAAGAAATTCGGGCTTGGCAAAAGAACATGAAGCGGGGTTTTAAGACTACGTTTGGAGTAATTAGTGATTTTGCCAAAGACAAAGGTCCGCTTGGCGAATTAACGAGAAGACTGCTTGCTGTGCAGCGCGTAGGTCTTTCTGCACTTATTCCGGGCCTCAGTTCTTTGGCTCCACTATTAGGAGGTATCGCAACGAGTGCATTGCCCGTTCTGACAGCTTTGGGGGCGATGGGAATGAGGTTTAGTGATCTGGGTAAGTTTGCAATTGCCGGTGGTGGATTATGGTTAGTTTTCAAGTTGCTGACTGATGGTCCAGACAAAGTTATTGAACAGTTCTCGAATATGAAAGAAAAAATTAAGGAAGTTTTTGAGAAGCGATTTATCGACAATAAAAAATTCAAAAAGAATTTTCCCGATACGCATGCATGGTTAAAAAGTACCTATGAAGATATTCAGACCAAAGGGTTGATACAGGTAATTAAGGATAAGTTCAAAGAGATAAAATGGGGCGAATTATGGGGGACCGTGTGGGGAACGAGCGAACAAGTCCTTCGTAGTATAGGAAAGTTTTTGGCAGACGTCGATTGGGCCGGTATTGTCAAAACTGCTTTTACATATATTGGTAGAGGTATATCTGCACTTGGGGGTGCGATCTGGGGATCGATATTTGGCGAGGAAGCAGAACAAGGTGCGGTCGGATCAATACAGCGTTTGTTAGAAGATGCCTTTAGGGGAGCAATAGATATTGTTAAAAAGACAGTGAAGGGAGCCATAACTGGTCTGTGGGAATCTGTTTTTGATCCCGAATCTATCAGTGGAACGCTGAAGAATGTTGTTAAATTAGTAACGGGGACGTTTGCTACGCTTCTTGTTTTGTCCAAATCTTTTCGTGCCAAAATGATGGGTATTGCTGGGAGCGGTATTAGTAGAGTAATGACGCCACCGATGGGAGGGGCCGGAGCCTTTTTTGGGGGTGTCCCCCTGTCTGGTCTAGGCGTAGGAGCAGCGGGAAAGGGTATGTTGGGTGCGGGAAAGGCAGGGCTTGGTAAAGCATTGGGAGGGGCGAAGGCGGTTGGTAAAATGATGGCTCCTATCGGTGCTTTGATGGGAGCTATGGAAGCTGCTAATCAAGTCTCTATTAGGGCGCAGACTATTTCTGAAATATCCACTTCAAAAATACTTTCTGATCAAGAAAAGATGGCGCTTAAGAGCGAGGAAGCATTTAAGGGGGTGACGTCTACTATTGATTCTATGTTTATGGGCCTCCCCTCTTTAATAGGGAGGATGTTGGGTATTTCAAGCGACGATCTGAGTGATTTTTATCAACACACTGTTGCTACTGTTGAGGCGCAAATTAGTACGATTGTTGGGTTTTTTGGGTTCTTGAAAGATGCTGCTTGGGATTCTTTCAAATGGGTAGGATCAAAATTGACGCAGCTTTGGGTGTGGATTGGTGAAAAGGTCAATAGCGGTCTTGGGTATGTTGTAGGTAAGATCTATGATTTTGGTGAGATGGTTCATAAGGGGATGAGCAAATTAGCGAGCTGGATAATGTATCCATTTGAATGGCTCGGATTCAAACTGAAAGGCTGGATTGCGGAAGTTATTGAGGGCATGTTTGGAACAGAGCAAGCTCCTACATGGCTTGGTGATATTGTTAAAAAGTTTGGTGATGAGGAAACTTTTGCCAAAATTTCTGATACGGTTAAACAACTACGCAAAGAACAGCGTCAATTCTTGGGAGGAGAAAAAACTTTTACGGATGCCTATGAAAAAAAAATGAAGGCGTCCGATGAAGAGACACATGATCTTTGGGAAGGTATGAGAGAAACGGCAACGTTTATTTCTGATACTGTCGAGGGTGGGCTTGGTAAGGCTGGAAAAGCAGCTGAAGATATTGCTGATAAATCGGCAGCTAATTTAGGGGGGGCATGGAGCAAGTTTACAGGAGATGTCGTCGAGTATAGTTCGGCTTCCTATGCCGAGGCTGATAAGGCGATAAGAGCTAGGGCTAAACATGCGAGGGGGCAAACTAGGATGACTGCGACTGAGGAGGTGGAAGAAACAGCGGCGAAACCGAAGGGGGGGGGGAGAAATATACCTAGTGCTGAGGAAAGAGCAAAGAGGAAGCAGGAGAAGAAGGATGCGGTAGCATTGGAGGAAGTGATTCGTAAACAAGAAGGTATAGCCGAAGATTTGGGAAGGTTTATTAAGACTCCAATTGTGATAGAGAATTATCTAAAAGTGGATAAAAAAGTCTTGGCCAAAAGTGTTGATCAGGTTTCATTGTCAGGGGCTGCTAGAAGTGGCAGAGCGGTAGGAGGGGTGAAATGACGGTTAGAATTAGAAGGGGGAGTTCGAGGTTGGTACATTCCACATTAGTCGTCATTGATGGCGTAGAGTTTTGGACCAGGCCGAATCTGCCAGAGTTGACTCCTTCCAGTATGGATAAACAGCATCTTGTTGCAGATCCTGAGCGAATCGATTCTATCGCTAATGCTCGTTACAAAAGGGATGATTGGTGGTGGGTCTTGGCTCACCGCAATGATCTCAGATTGTTGCCCAGTGCGCTCATTCCGGGACAATCAATTATCGTTACCGATGTGACGCAGGTTCGCAGGGAGTTATTCTAGTGGCCTTTCGTAGTGTTTTTGTCGATGCGAAAATTGCTAATCCAAAGACTGGAAGGGCCATTTCGCTTAACGTTATCAATGGGATAGATACAATTCCTTATCTTCAGAGTGTACAGATATCATTGGTACGTGGAATTGCCTCGGAAATGTCTGTTGTTTTTGCTCCACCTTATGAGAAGGCCCTTGAATTGATTTCTGTAGACAATGAATGGTTTCATGTCGGCAATACATTAGGAATACGGTGGGGGTATTCGGATATTAGTGGGGCAATGTCTGATTGGCACTATGGATTTATGTTGCGACCAGAGGTTTCTTTTGGCGAGGAGATCACTGTAACAATTCCAGCCACCACATTGGCGTTTCAAGCTGATCGTTTGGGACGTCTTCGGGACTGGGCAGCTGATGGTCCGACGAATTTTAAAACAATTGCAGAAACAATTGCTAAGCGATACGGGATGGAGGTGGAGTTTAAAATAAGGAATTCGGCAGTTGAAACACTTGCCGAGTATTATCGGGACTCATTTGTTCAGGGAGGACGGACTGATTTGCAATTCCTAACATTGGAGGCAGAGAAGGTAGGGTTGCGATTAGTGATTCAGAATCAAAAATTTATTTTTGCAGATCCAGCGGCAACATATCATGACGATATTAAGACCAGTGCGAATTTTCGCATGTATGGCAAAATTGATATTGCGAAAAACGAGTTTCCGCTTATGTCTTTTACTCCTACCAGTTTGGGAACTTTGTTTCTTCAGGATTTTCAAGGGGTAGGCACTGTGCCCAATGGTCCCAATGATGATCCCGAGGCAGATTCAGGTATAGTTGTTTCTGCCGATACCGATACAAAAAATGTTTCTCCCTCTTTTTCTGCGAAGAAGACACAGGCTGCGCCTCCCTCAGAGGATGGTCAACCCCCACGGGATATGGGCGACGTCAAGGTTAAGTCAATAATTGCTAAGCGGGAAAATGAAGATGAAGCAGGTCGGCACTTTTATTTTCCGCGTGATGGGAAAGAGCCGAGTGACATCATAGAAGCCCAAGTGTCTGCGTATAGGGAGGCTCAGGAGGCGGGGCATGGCATTTTGGTCGATTTCTCTGCTTTTGCACTACCTCACCTTTTGCCTGGAATGTTTGTGGGAATAGCAGGGGTGGGCGACTATTTTACCGGGAATTATATGTTGAATAAGGTGGATCTAAAAGTGGAAGCTGGAGGGGCCGATATGGATTGTGAAGCTTTTGCCAGGGGATTTCCAGGTGTCGACGAATCATTGGATGTGTTTAGTGGGAATTTCTATAGTTACGAAGAGGTCTCTGAGGGGACTTTGCTGGACTTTTTAGATCAGTCGATAACGGCCACTGAGGGGGAAATGGGATAATGGGAGTCTTGTTTCGGAATTTTTTAGATAACCTTCTCCAGCATGGCTTGGAGTATTTTCAGCTCTACTATTCGGAGTATGACGGGGTATGTGTCAACAACGAAGATCCCGAGGAGCAGGGGCGCATAAAAGTAAAGGTGCCACAGGTGGGAGGGAATAAGCCGTTGGGAGCGTGGGCGTGGCCGAGACCCCTGTGGGGTGGCAGAAATAAGGGGTCTTTTTTCCCCCCAGACGTCGGTGATCCCGTGGGAGTTACGTTTAGGGGTGGGAATCCGTCCTATCCTCGATATTCTGGTGGATCATGGCCCAATGTGGGGGGGAGCGATAATTTTTATCCCATTGGTGGATATGTTGATGGAAAGCCGGTTGTTCGAGGTTTTCGTACCAAGGCTGGACATGAACTGACATTTAGCGATGAGGAGGGGAAGCCTGGATGCAAATTTATTTGGCACGATCCAGTTAGTGATAGGTACAGTTTTATCGCCTTTACCGAAGATGGCAGTATCCAGATGGCTACACATGTTGGATCGTTCTTGGAGATGCGAGCCAAAGAAGATGGTGAGTTGAATATGTTGGTGGATAAGAATGGAAATTCCATTATTCAGGATCAGGATGGAATCAAAGTGGTAGATGCGAGTGGGAATGTGTTTGAGTTAAGGGAGGGTATGGTTCAGATCATTGGAACAAAGGATGTTGTGGTAAATTCGCAAAGCGTCAATCTGAAGACGGGAGGTGTGACAGTGGGGGATGTGGCAACGGATAGTGCGGTCAAGGGGACGTCGTGGCTCGCGTGGTGGACCGGCACGGTTCTCACCTGGCTCTTGGCGCATACTCATCCAACAGGGGTAGGGCCGAGTGGGCCACCAGCTCCTCCTGTGTTGCAACCTCCATCTCCAACATTGTTGACGGACAAATTGAAGATGCAATGAGAATAAGAGATGAGCAGATGTACATTTCCCCCATTTCCTCCCTCGATAGGTTTGCCGGGAATTCCTGCGGCACCAAGCCCTCCGGGGATACCAAGTGTTCCCACCATGCCATCTCGACCTACATTTGCGGTAGACGTTTCTGTTCCCCCATTTCCTCCCTCGATAGGTTTGCCGGGAATTCCTGCGGCACCAAGCCCTCCGGGGATACCAAGTGTTCCCACCATGCCATCTCGGCCTACATTTGCGGTAGATGTTTCTGTCCCCCCATTTCCTCCCTCGATAGGTTTGCCGGGAATTCCTGCGGCACCAAGCCTTCCGGGGATACCAAGTGTCCCCACCATGCCATCTCTGCCGGGTTGTCCCATCGATTAGGGGGATATGATGCCACTTGATATGTCGTCATTGGCGAGGGGATTAGCTGCTATTTTTAAGAGCTGGCCCTCAAATGGGACAGAGGCAGCGTCTAAGATCGCGGAGGAATATGATAAATATTGCAGGAAAGGAAAGGCTCCACCGGGATCACCCGTCTTCACAGGGGCCGAGAAGCCTGCCTTAGCTTCTGTTTTAGCTGGAGCCATAGGTGCGCCAGGGGGATCAGCTGCGGCGGCAGCGGCGGCTTTCTCGTCGGGCATACAGGCATATTGGTTGTCACCCCCGGTTCCTTTTGTGGGAGGGGCGGCAAGTGGGGTAAGTTCGGCCATGCCAGGAGCTGCGGCTATTATCGGACCTCTCACGGGAGCGTTGTCAAATCTGGCCAATAGTGAGGAAGCTATTGGTCAGCAGATCGCGTCTCAACTCGATGCAGCTACCAGGACTGTTTTGGTCATATTTGCAACACCAACATCGGGACCACCACCACCGGCAACTGTAATATAGGAGGGTGGGATGACAATATCGGGAGTAATAGGAATTTCATGGCCCTGGAACACGTTTCCTGTCTGGGTAGAGAATGATGACGTCATCGGTTTGGCCATTAACGATATCGTTTTTACTGCTTTGGGTGAGAGGAAGATGAACTCTAATTTTGGCAGCGAGGCGATGCGTCTAGTCTTTGAAAACAGGGGAGAACTGCTTGAAGCCCTTGCTCGCAGGGAACTTTCCCTAGCGATACGGCAACATTTGCCCAGTGTTAGTGTGCTAAACATTGACGTTATCGAGGCTGCGACGGATACTGATCCAGATAGAATAGTGGTCGATTATGAATATCTAGGTGTGAGAGGGAGAGCAATTACTGACATTTCTGCCTCAGAGGTGAGTCGATGATACTTGCAGTACCAGAATATAGTTCGGCACCAGCTGCTCCGGCTCAGTGGGATCGGTACTACAATACTTCTGACGACAAGTTATATATTCAGACCGTGGCAGTTGGTAGCCCCACATATCCGGCCTGGGTAGAGATAGAAGAGGGTGCTGCGGTTCGAGAGAGCATGCGGCGTGAGATTACGCTAACCAGGTCGAAGTATTCGGCAAAGGATTATCAAACATTTCTGGATGCTACGATTGCTTATATTGCGGAGAGATGGGGCGATAGTTTTAATGATTTCATGTCGAGCGATGCGGCTATGATGATTGCTGAATATGTAGCAGCTGCGTTTGACCAGATGAGTTGGTACTTAGATCGAGAGATCGATGATCATTATATGGAGTTGGCACGAGTCGCAAGCAATGTGGCCCGGCTCGCGAGGTATTTGGGATATAAGCCTACTGCTTCTGTTGCTGCCTCGGCAGATTTGACGGTGACTCTGCCTGATGGTCCTTACTCGTTTGACGTCCCACTTAGGGCGGGGCATCAATTTGAGGGTCCGAACGGATTGATTTTTGAGTTGGGGACGGATCAAGTAATTTCGGCAAGTGAGACTGAGAAGGAGGATCTTGGGGTTTATCAGGGACAGACCTATGTTGAAGTCTTTACTTCAGATGGTACGCCCAACCAAACCTTTGATTTATCTCTCGTTCCGGGGGATGAATATCTCGCGCAGCAGAAGACGTATCTGACGGTAGATTTGGATGAGTGGACAGAGGAAGATTATTTGCCCTATGGCCAGTTAGATGTTTACGAGATATCTTATTTGACGTCCCCGCCTAAGTTGAAATTTGGCGATGGAGTTATTGGGAAAATTCCACCTGACGGTGCCGAGATTAGGGTTAGCTATGTAGCTACTAAGGGGAAAAGTGCTACTCTGGCCACGTCGGGAACGATTACTACGAGCCTCACAACAGTTGTGGTCAATTTCCAAGAAATACCAATTGAGGTTACGAATCCTATCACGGCAAGTGGAGGTGCGGATTCGGAATCGTTAGAGAGTATCAAGGCAGAAGCACCTCGCTATTTCTTGGCGGCTGAAAGACTTGTTACGAAGGGGGATTATGAAGCGCTTGCGGGGCAGTTTAGCTCTATCTCGGGAGCGGTGGCAAAGGCGAATGCGATTATTGTGAGGGGAGTAGAGGATGATTTGGAGCTGCAAGCCTTAATGGATGCAGTCGTAGCCAATAGGGTAGCTTTGGATAGCTATCTGGACACTATTGAGACGAACCAAGACGACATAAAGGCTAAGACGGGGGATACTGGCACTGCGGACACTATTCGATATGAAGTAGAGGCGGCAAAGGGTAAAAATACAGATATTCGCTCAAAAACAGATCAGATTGATACTCAGGTAGGGGTGGTTAAGGGGCATATTTCGGATTGTCGAGACAATATCGATTTGGCTAGGACGCGGCTTGCTTTTTTGCCCTATCAGCACATGATCGGCCAAGGGGACGGGTTGGCTACTGTTTTTTCTTCTTTTCTTCCCATGGTGCCAATTAGGGAGGGTTCTGTAACTGTTCTAGTGGGGAGCCAAGATGAGGAGAAGTCAGGCACAGATGGGGATTGCGATACAACTCCGGGGAGGTTGCGGGCAACGGTAGTTCCGGTATTTTCTTCTGACGACGTGGGAAAGCTAATTAGAATCGGTGGAGAATATAGGCAGATTCAGAAGTATGTGGGAACTTCTGAGATCGAATATAGTGGCCCCAGGATCTATGGAACGGACCTATTGGTGGATGTTTATGAACCTGCCGTGGTTGGATATGATGATGGGGCGGGTAATATTTCAGGAAACGGAATTAGCATGGGGACCGTTTCATATAGCTCGGGTTTTTTATCAATTGCGCTCACGGTAGTTCCGGCTGGAATTTCTGGTAAGTACGGTGTGCCAATTATGTGTACTTTTCAATATAAGGGGGAAGCGATACGGGAGATTTTGGAAGATGCCGATACAGATGCGGGAGAAGCGGATACGGGCACGGACACTTTTTCTACCCAGGGCAATGCGATAGATGGGTACGCAGATGACTCCGATGATAGTCTTGATAAAATTGACGAAATCAGTGACGACATAGATGCAGAGGCGAATAATTCTCAGACAATCATAGCTAGTGCCAGGAACGTTCCTGACCAGATTCAGAATGATATCGATGATCTGAGTGAATACTTAGATGAGATGCTTTCGGATGTTTGCAAGGCCAATATCGTTCGTGTCTCATGTCTAGTCTTGGATTCTGAAGGATTTTATACGGCTCCTACAGAGGCTCTGAAGCAAGATTTGAAGACATATCTGGATGAACGCAAAATCGTAACGGTTCAGAATAGTGTTGTGGGTGGCGAATTTTACCTGGTAAAGGCGAAGCTTAATATTGAGGTTAAGATCTTACCTCTTTTTGTTTTTCAAACAGTGAGTGCTCTAATAGAGGCGGCTATTGATGAGATGTTTAAGGGACGAGACTATAAGCAGCCGCTACTTAGAAGTGAATATTATAGTGTGATAGATGCTATTGATGGAGTGGATTATCACAATACCACTATTTCGGATACGGATTATGTCGACACAGACAATACGGGAACAGCCCCGGTTGCTGATAGCGATGGAAATCTGTTTGTTGGAGACTACGAAGTGATTACCAAGTGGGACGTCACTATTACGCAGATCGAGGAGTAGACGATGGCAAAGGGAATAACTGCTAAACTAGGATGGATCTACCCCTCGGAGGGACAAGAGACATGGTATCAAATCTTTCAGACCCTTATTGGTCAACAAGATGCTGATGTTTATTCTGCCCTGGAAGATCCTAATCTTTGGCTGAGGGGGGGCGGGATTATTTCGCTAGATGCTGGAGCTGACGAGTTGACTTGGACAGAGGACATGGAAATATTGGCGATGCTTACGGGTGGCATAATTACTATTACAGCCGATACGTTGACTGGTTTTGAAGATGGCAAGATCGCGTATGTGGAGGTGGCACGTCCCGTGGTTGGCAGCAGAGAATTGACCCTCCAGGTCGCAGATACTATTGGCGATAACCGCAACAACCTCTTCATAGCGGTGAGGCGGGGGGACACCGTATATATGCGCAACCAGGTTAATCGAGCCTCGGTTGCGTTGGTGGACACGTTTGGAGCGCTCAAAACTGTGACGTCTTCGGCTGCGAGTGGAGGAGGAACAGTCACTGGATCAATTGCTGTGGGAGTTGCACAGGCCGGAATGTGGAGAGTCAAGGTTGTGGCCAACGGGAATACGGTGGATTCAACGGTCAAGTTCTTTTCGGATCAGGGGATGACAGATCAAATATATGAGGCGGCAAACCAGGATTGTTATACTTCTCCCTATGAGGATCGAAATCCTCCCTGGTTTGGAACTCTTACAGATGGGTTGCTTTATTATGAGATAACAAATGATGGGGCCAATTCGTCTACATATGATATTGAGTTGGCAGGCATGGGAGAAATGGCAGGATAATGAGAGGTTTTGGGCACGGCCCCTTTGGGGAGGAGACGTTTGGTTATACCAACTGGGCCTATGTCGTCTTGTGGGAAGAGTTGCCAGAGAGGAAGAAGCAGGAGGATTTAGACGCGGGTGGTTGGTATGAAAAGTTTGTGCGATGCATGATACCTAGTCTCAACGAACTCAAGTTCCTCATCTATAAGTCGCACGATTATGTTCTAGATCCCCGTACTGCGAGAAAGGATTTGTTACGATACATTGCGGGCAATTTTGGGATTATTCCCGATCTGGATGAGCCCGAGGCATATCAGAGGACTAAAATTGAGATTGCGGGCCGGTGGAGACTTATCAAGGGCACTGAAGATGCCTATAAGGTGCTGTGTGCTATACATGGGTTCAATGTTGATGTAGAGGAAATATGGACAGATGGGACCACATACTCCTCGACCGGAGCGCATGTAGAAAATGAAGTAATCGGGGTCATTCCATAGGAGAAAAAGATGAGTCTATCAACCTTTAGAATCAATCAGCCCCCAGGAACTCCAGGTCCAGCCTGGGATCGTTCTCGACGAGACATTGAGTTATATTCGGTAGCAAGCGAGAAGGTTGAATGTGAGGCCCAGAATCAGGCTGAGTCGTCATATCTGTGGGAAATGATCAGTGCTCCTCATGGAGTTTCGGTTACTATAAATAATGATACTACGCATACGTGTGATTTTCAGATAACCGATAGGGGTGGCTACCTGATTCGTCTCATTGTAAACGCGGGAGATCCCGATGAGTCCATAACGATTCTCTATATTGGAGTAGCAGAGGAGGTTACGGGTTATTGTCTCCCCGCAATGAATGAGACTAATCAGGACAACTCATTGTCACCCTACGATGGAGCTAGGGGATATGAAGATAAGGTGAATACCTTTCTGAGAAAGGTGGATCATAATACGCTGGTAGAGAATCTTCATACAGAGGCGGGAGCAGGACTTGTTCCGGCATCGAATGGAGCTGGCGATCTAGTTATGACGCCTGGTGCCTTTACGGATTTAGATTCAGCTTATAATCATTTCGGTTCATCTCCCGCTACAGTAAATGTGGACGGTGCCGAGGGACAGGGGGATTTAACATTTGATCTTGATGGCGCTTACTCGATGATTGCCAATTTGGACGGGGTGACTAACGTAAACGATGGTTTTATTGTTGGGAGAGATTCTAACTACTGGAGGGTGGTGCCGCACACTGCTGACCTTTCCAGCGGCGCAGATCTTGAGGCAGATCTCATTGATATAGATATTGCTGCGGATCAGTTTAGCCTTAACTCCAGCACCAAGAATACTATCCAGGGTTATACCGTATTTGGTGCAGGTGCCACGTCACACGACCTAAGTGCTAATGGCGATGTTGTCGTTGATAAACTGGAGGTCAATAGCTCGCTGTATGCCGATGGAGGCATCCTACTCGCAGATCAGCAGTCGATTGTTTTTGGTGATGCTGGCGGCACGACAAATCCGTTGCTACGGTGGTCTACTACTCAGGTGCCAGATACGCTTTTTCTTGGCTTGGGTTCGACGTCAAATCATGTGGTGATCGCTGAGTCTGCATCAATTGCTCACAATTTTGCTCATGCACAAACTGCGCATCCAACAATGTTTGTGCATTCAAGTGGATCGTCAAATGACCAGTGGATTTCAATCGCATGTGTCAACACCGTCGGCACGATAAATGCGGGCACGGGAGCGGCAATCAACTTTCCAACCGGCATTCACGTCGATGACACCTCACGTTTTGATGCAAATACGACATTTTATGCCACGTTAATTGCGGCCTCATCGATTGTAGTTCAGGATTGGGCCTCACCAGGCACGGGCAGCAAACTCAACTTTGGCACGAGTGCAGACGCGTCGTTATTGTTTAATACCTACCCGACAAACGATTCGCTTTATCTTGGCCTCGACGCGACGTCGAGAACTTTGGTGGTTGGTGATGTGGCGGATATCTCCTACAACTTCGCTCACGACAATCAAAGCGACCCGACCATTTTTGTGCATAGCGCAAATCAATCAACTTCGCAATGGATCTCGATCTCTCATAACCAGACCGACGGCGTAATCAACGCGGGCACAAATCTCAGGATCACACCGTATACTCAGTTTGGAGCCGGTACGACTTCGCATGGTCTGAGTGGAAGTGGTTCTGTCCTTGTGTCGGACGAATTTGAGGTGCAAAGCTATTCGTTTTTCCGAGCAAATGCGCGATTAATAGACAATGTCAACTTGATGCTTGGTTCAAGTAGCGATGTAGCATTGCAATACAGCACAGGACAGACCGCCCACGCCGTTTTGCTGGGATTGTCTGCGGACAGTCGTAATTTGGTGATCTGCGAAAAAGCGGACATGGGTACGAATTTTGGACATACACAACAGACAAATCCAACCCTTTTTATTCATAGCGCAAATACGGCAACAGATGAGTGGATCTCAATCGCGCACAACCAGACAGACGGTGTGATTAATGCAGGAACAAATCTCAGGATAACGCCATATACTCAGTTTGGATCGGGCACGACGACACACGGTTTGGGCGCGAGCGGTGATGTGCTGTTTTCGGGTAAGTTGGAAGTGGATGGGTTGGTTTATTTTGATGATGCAATCGTTTGTTACGGGCATATCAATTTATCTGACGATAAATTTTTGAGATTTGGCGACGGACAAGATGCGGCCTTGTACTACTCCACTGCACAAGAAGTTGACACCTTGTATCTGGGAGTCAGTGACGACAGTCGATATCTTATTATTGCCGAATATCTCGATAGAGCGACGAATTTTGGACATACACAACAGACAAATCCAACCATTTTTATTCATAGCGCAAACACGGCAACAGATGAGTGGATCTCGATATCGCACAACCAGACAGACGGTGTCATCAATGTAGGCACAGGTGCGATCAAATTCGTCGACAACATCAAATTAGAAGCCCACAGCATAATCACCGACACTTCTACAGGGATGAATATCGCTACTGCTGCGGCGCAAAAGATCGGGTTTTATGGCGTTACTCCAGTGACTCAGCGGGCAAAAGCGAACTACAATAACTGGGCAGCATTCACGGACGTGGTTGATGCTCTTGTTGATCTCGGATTATTCGACGCTGCGTAAAAAGTAGGAGAATCTAGGCTATGGCAAATAAAGTGGTCGGAGTTTTCAAACACGATAGTTAGCTAAGGAAAGGAGAAGAAAGATGACGACTCGAACTGACGAACAATTGTTGCACCGTGCCTCGGCTGGTGTATCTGAACTGCTGAAGATTTATCATCAGTACCAAAAGGGTAAGGTAGCACTGGTGGATGGGACTGACATAGATATTCCAGCGGAGAAGATTCAGGCAATGAAGACACGCTTTGATGCCGTTCGGGATCAAGTCAAGGCGGATCTTGACGCAATACCGCAACCCAAGGAGTAGGAACAACGTTTCCGAGATGTAGATGAAAGGATTTTATCATGGGAGATGCAGTGCAAAACAATGAGGCACGAAAAGAGATTGATCCGGTCTTGTTGACAAATACAGAAGCAAACGCGCTATGGAGAGTCAGCGACGACATTCTGAAGAGTTCAGTGAAGATGCAGCGAAAGTTTACTTTCAATGTCTCATTCAACATGGGGAAGTTAGAAAGACACGTAAAGAGCGTTTCACTGGCTATCCAAAAAGACGAGGATTATCAGGAATATGAGGCGAAGCGTCTTGAAATAACAGATAAGTATACCGAGGAAGATAGTAACGGCAACGATGTCTTGAGGAAGACTACAGCGCATAGTAGGGAACAGATGGAGCTGCGTCGAGAATATCGAGAAGTCTTGGATAAGCACGAAGAATATATGAATGAGGAGCATCCCTACAGGCTTCGACCGATCAAGCTCTCGATGGTCCCTAGATCTCTTGCTGGAATTGTCACGAGATTCATGGTTGATTTCTTGGAAGACGACTTATCAGAAGGTGAAGAGGGGGAAGATGATGATCTCAAAGAGCAGGTGAATGCTCTTGAACAAATTGTAACGAATCTTGCAAACGAATTTGCCGCTTTTAAGCAGGAAGAGGAAGAGGAAGAGGAAGATCCCAAGCCTAAGAAGAGACGGCGCAGATAGGAGATCGGTGTGTCTAGTGGTTATGGCCAGGTAGGTTTTGGAAGATGCGAATTTGGGCAAGCAAAGAGTGATGTCGAGCCCAGATTCGAATCTTCCCTTCCCACGGATGGGGGGAGTGGGGTGTCTATTTATCAGGTTTTTACCAGGACAGTTCTTTATAATTTTTCAAGTCGTATCCAGGAAGATAATACTCTCAAGGTGAGAGTGAGTGAAGATGGTGGGTCGTTGTACAACGATGCCTATGCTAGTGGTGCCTTTGTGGCTCCATATAATGGTTCTAATAGTAAGCTTATGTGGATTGACAGCCAGAGGCTGCTAGTGGCGGTTGAAAAAACAGCGCCATGGACTGATAATCAGACAGTAATGTTTGAAGTGACCGCTTTTGATGAATACGGACAAGGGGCGACAAAGACGACGCCTATAGTGTGGGATTGATATGCCGTTTATTTGGAGCTTTTCAACTGGCGGTGCCTCTATATTGGGCCGACTAAATTGTTGGCCAATTGAGCCTAGTAGCGTAAGGGTCGAGGTTGACGATGGAGATCCATTGCATAGGAAGGTATTAGTAGATGATGGAGATGGCAAACTGAGTGGAGATGGCCTGGGCGAGATCGATTATGACTATGGATTTATTGCGATGGATTTTTCTGTTCCTTTGCCAGATGCAGGGACGGAAATACAGGTAAGTTACGATCCCGTAGAGGGTGGATGTTCAGAGGATTGTGGCAAATGTGCGACACATTTGGTACGATTAGATATTACGGCTGGAACAATATCTGGGTCAGATGCGTTTACAATTGCCGATGCCTGGAGAAGGCTTTTTGAGAAGATTGAACGAGATATTTTGCCCATTCATGTAGAGATTATTAACGACATCTTATCGGAAAGCTATGTTTTGCCAATTGGGTATCGTTTCGACATCGTGCCTGGCGATACAGAAATTTTGGACACGAGTGGTCTTCATCTCATGTGGGATGATACTTCGTGGTAATATGGAGACGTCATGAGTGGTGGTGTAGCTTTAACAACAGTGGGTCGAGACGAGATAGTTACAATCCTAAAGGAGAGAATTTCTTACCTCAAGGTAGGAGAGGGTGGTTTTTATCTCTCGGGTGAAACTATTGAAGTGATCGATCCAGGTGCGGTAGGTGGTAACAGTGACGTTGACTATACGATCTCGGGGGGTGATTTTCCACTAACCGGAGTAAATCAGGGGACGAAAACTTTTACTATCAGTGGTGAATATGCCTCTTATTTTCCTGAGGGGACACGACTAAGAATAGTTGAATCTACTGCAAACAACGGTTTATACACTGTCGCTGCCGGGGGAGCATCAGAGGGAGGGGGCGAAACGGACATAACAGTTGACGAGTCAATTCCAAGCGCTACTGTAGACGGAAACCTCCTTGTAGATCATTTGCCCATAGCGAAGGGGCCGACACAAGATGCCAAGCATTGGCCATTAGTAGTTGAAGAGAGAACTCCGGGGCTCGCATTGGTACAGAGTGTATCTGATACAACTGGAACTGGCAGTTTAACTGGAAATGGTACGGGAACGATCAACTACAAGACCGGGGTGCTTCATGTTGATTTCAATCTCAACATAACGCCTGGCAATATTATTCGCGCAGTATTTAAATATCATGATACTCGAAAAGATCCCACTGTTGGTCAGGGTTATGAGGATATAGAGTCGTCTCAGCGCTATAGTATTATTGGTGTCAATCAGGGCACGAAGACATTCCGTCTGGACGGCCTACACGCCGGTCTGATGGTCAATACTCCAAAGGTAAAGGTAGAGGGGTCAACGAATATTGATGGCCTCTATACGCCAGTCTCGATAACTGAGGCGACAGGAGATACCTATGTACAGGTGAGCGAGGCAATTCCTGGTACTACAGCGGATGGTTTGCTTGGGCCGGTCTCGTTGGATGGAGAGCCTGAGTTGGCTACCTTTACGAAACAGTTCGGGGCCGATGTGGATACGGTTATCACTTTTAGAGGCGTAGGGTGGGGCACGATTCGTTGTAATATAAAGTTGCAACTGTGGGAGGGGATCGATGATGGCCGGGGCTCAACCTATGGAGGTATCCCCTATTATTTTGAGGGGGGTATTTTTGATGATAATGACGTCTTGTTGGCATATTTTACTTTTGACAAACAGAGAAAGACAGGTTCTGTTGAGATAGAGCATACGGTAGACTTCGTGGTGTAAGGAGATCAGATATGTCTGAGGTCGAACAAGCAATTGCTGCTAGTAAAATCAAGGTTCGGTGGGAAGAGCCCTATGTCAGCGAGGCATCGAATAGGCAATTCACAGCGATTCCTCCAGGGCTTTATCGTGGTGGTTATGTTGTACCAACATCGCCCGATTCTCAATCGATCAAGATTGTACCCGATGATGGGAGTGGAATATATTCTGATACATTCATAGTAGTGTTCGATAAAACGAACGGATTTGGTGTAACAGTTCTGGACCCGGACGAGGTAGTGGTCGATTTAAGCAGTTGGTTTCCCGGTGGAGTCGTAGCAGTTCCTACCACGTTGTATGTTTGTGTCGAGCTTGACTATGCCACGAGCAATGAGACGACTGGGCGATATTTTGTGACCGATGTGGCACAGCCAGATGGTTATGCCGTTGGCATTGGCGGGTTGACACTTGCAACGATTACTCTTGGTATTGGTGATACGGAAGTGGAAGCCTCTAATATTTCTCAATCTACCACGGCTATGCCTGTTCCATCGCCGGAGAGAGAAGACGAGAGTGGCCTAACTGCGAACGATAGAATTCTCGGTCTGCTCTCCAGTGTAGAGGCGTGGAGAGTTCCTTCTCTGGACCAGAAGAAGGCGATGAATAATGCGCCGACAACCCCTGATGCGACAAATCCATTCGTAACCAAGGCGGATACGATGGACATAGATATGGCGCAACCAGCATATGAAGATGTGACTGGGCTCTCTGCGGTCACGAAGGTGCAGTTGTCGGGTTGGTTCTATGTGGGGGATGGTGCGGCGGGGACAGCGCAAAGGTTCTTTACCTTGGAGACACATGGAGAAGACAATCGAGGCTATCCGCTTGTTGTGACGGGAGACGATAGCAAGGCTCCTTATGTGGGTGCGATCTATAAAAACGATGACAGTGCAGAGCTTAATCCGTCGTCTGATTCTGGCGTGGATGATAATGGATTCTATCAGAATCCTTATGTGTATTTTTTCTACGGGGGATCTCCCTATTCCTACAGTGGCGATTTGTCGATTCGATGCTTACGGAAGGCGCAGCTTTCTACGTTGGAACAAGAGCCTGCTACCCCATTTCCATTCGCAGCTCTTACACAGCAGCTTGCGACGAATAGGATTCCGGGAAGGGCCGAGTCAGGTACTCCCGATAATATGGCGGCGGGTACATTAGATGCTCAACTATTGGCTCTTCTCGGTTTGATCAACGGCAGGATCAAAACGGTACATCCCACTGCATCGTCTTCGAGTTGGATCTTACTATGGGCATCTAACAATAATGGATCAGACTATGAGACGACGCGGATATATTGGAGAGATCAGGAATTTGCCATATTGATCAATGGAACTTTCTCTAGCGATACCGAGATCACTAGTGGGGGCACGACGGCTACCGATACTAGACTATGGTTGCTCTCTACAAAGACAGACAATACTGGAGGATTGATTAGGGCCGTGAGGAGATCGGGTGCATCGGACGTCTTTGCCTATGGAGACAGGAATAATTGGGATCATTGGTTTCAAGAGCCAACCATTATGTCTGGTCTTGACGATGAGATTGTACCGCTGATAAGCATATTTAAGTCTGGAGCTGCCTCTCTTGATTTTCCCCTAAATTTTTATGCTGGCAAGCCCTGGGGCAAAGGGTTTGCGATTACTTTTAACTCGGCATGGGATGCATCTGCTAATAAGTGGACAGGTAATACCTTAACAGGAGATGCTTGGGCGCTATTTGTAGGTGAATATGGAATAAGGCTATGTTGCAAAGATGATGCGACTACGCCATGGGTCAATGCAGACTGGTCGTCTCAGGTTGATCTATTAACAAATAAAGAAACGATCATTGAGCCACAGACAGATCCTCCTACGGGCAAGTGGTATGAATTATTTACTTTACCTCATGGTTTGAGGCCGACTGCTTTTTATAATGGGAATGGTTGGACTTTTGCAATCAATGCTAAGTATAATAATACTACTGAAGCATGGTCATTTGTTGACGATAATGATGATGCATATGCCTTAGTATTGACTAACAGTGGTGTGCAATTATATTCTGTTAAGGCTGGTACATCTCCCTTTAGTTGGAAATATTCTACGCTGAAGAAGGCTGAGGCGGGGACTATGGATTACTCCTTCTTGATTGAAGGTTTAGTCGATGGCGGTTCTGGTTTGATTCCAATAGATCATCCTTCTAGTGGTATGCTTATTGTAAATGCCGACACTGCGGGTGGCCAGAAAACGGGTATTTACAGGCTGGAAGAAAATAACGTAGCCTTGATTAGTGGTGATAGTGCAGTTTTTACTGCTGTATCGGGTACTCCCGGTAGGATAAATATTTATGAGTCTACTGGTTATAGGCTGCAAAACAATTATGGGGAGACCCTGGATATTGTAATGGGCTTTTTTGGGACATCCCCGTTCTAGGAGTTGAAATGGCTGGTCTTCTCTCAGCATTTAGCGGCAATTTTGAGATTCATCCCAAGACGGCTGAAGTCGTCATAATGCCCCTAGATGACAATGGAAAAGAGGACAACGATTTGGGTGGCAAGAAAATTCTCCAGTATTGGCCATCGAGTTTGACAACTGCTAGGTCTGCGAATTGGCAGAGTAGGCAGATTCCGGGTGCGCCCCTACCTCTTTATCAATGGGTGAGCGGAAGTGATCGCACGTTCAATTTTACCGCGATGTTTTCGAGAGATATGGATGGAGAGATTGGTACGGATGTGGCAGAGGATAAATACAATGTGGACGTCGACGCTGCCATTGCATGGTTGAATCTTTTATCTTGGAATGATTATAAAGATTTGGGGGATGCGGGCAAAATAGCAGTGGCCCCTCCCGTTTTGTGGCTGTATTTTACTGGTACGAAGCTTGGATACAATAGGCAAGCGATCAGCAGTTTGAGGCATGAGGGTGATGGTATCTACTGTATCCTGCTTGAGGTGGGGGAGGAGCGTAGCAATTGGTTTCAGGGAGGAACGGTAAGGCTCGCTTCTGTTTCGTTAAATTTTGCCGAGGTGATGCAGATAGGGGGAGCTATTTATCCCTATGGGAGGTCAGATTTCAAATCGATGGCAGATAAATATACGAGGAGAAAAAGCTCATGAATATGGCGCAACTAGATGATGGAACGAGAGTATTTATTCTCCCCCTTGCCGTGCCAGTAGAGGCATTTAAGTTATTGAATGAAGCCTCGATATCTTCTGGAAAAACCATTGGAGTCTTGATAAACGAAGCGATAAAAGAAAAAATTGAAACATTGGCTAGAGGAGCCGTTGAAAGAGAGGAAAAAGATGGACGTCTATGATGCGATTGTGAATATCAATACGGTGCTGATTCTATTGGCAGCAGGGCTCATGACCTGGATAGTTCGCCAGATCGTGCCTGATCCGGTTGAGAATACAAAGATATGGAGGATAGCACTTCGCCTCTTTCCCATTTTTTTCGGTGGAGCGGTATCGTTGATTCCCGGATTGAGACCGATGGAAAATACGGCACAGTGTGTAGTGATCGGTGCTGTATCTGGTTCTCTCGCCATGAGCACGTATGAGATTGTGAGGGAGATAATGGGTCAGAAGATTAGGGCCATTATGGGGAGTCCACAGGCTCGTAAGAGGTCGTCTCAACCTCCCATAAAGGAATAGGTATGCCTCCTCAGATAAGAATGATTTGGGGGTTTTTAAAGACGTTTTGGTGGGTCATCGCCTTGGTGGTGGTTGTGGTTTTGGTAGGTTGGATCTATCTGGTAAATCGGAAAAATAAGCGAAAAGTTGAAGAGATGGCAGGGAATGAGGCAGAATCGTTAATAGAGAGGGTGCATGGGCAAGTTAGAGAGGCAATAGTGGACGTCAAGATAGAGAAGGCTGTGATAGGCGCTGAGACGGCGATGAAGCGAAAAGAAATGGAAGAGATACGAAACGAGCCGGATGGCAAGAAGAGGCGGGAGAAGCTTGCCGAGGCGCTTCAGAGGAGCTTGTGATGCGGTAGTGACGTCTCCTAGTATTGGACAATGGCATGGTGGAATGTTTCTATATCATGGGGGTTGTGGCGCAAATCGAGACAAAGATCGAGGAGCAAAAGGAGGAGTAACGATGGGTCCGACCCCTGAAACTGGAATGTATATCAATTTGTTTTCTAATCTGGGGGCACTTACTTTTATTCTCTGGCTCGTGTGGCGCACGACAAACCACACAATACCGAGGTTGGCGAAATCGTTTGAAGATGGACTCGAAAAGGCCCGGCTTGAATATCGTGAAACTTTGGCGCAGCAGCGGCAGGATTTTCGCGACATCCTGTGTGAGCAACGAGATTTTTTTGCCGACCGAATCGAATCGGAAGAAACAAAGACGGACAAAATAATTCAAGCCTTAAAAGAATTTAAGGCTGTAACGCAAACGGAGGTAGTGTAATGGGAACTTTTGGAGATTTCTTGGAAGACGAACTGCTCGATCATGTGTTTGGAGACGCCTCTTATAGCGCTCCCGCTACGCTGTATGTCGGTCTGAGCACGGCCGATCCGACGGACGACGGCAGTGGAATTGCCGAGCCGGGCGGCGGGAGTTATGCGCGTGTAGCCGTAACAAACAACGCGACTAACTGGCCCGCAGCGTCGGGAGGAGCCAAGGCGAACGGTACGGCAATTACTTTTCCGCAAGCGTCGGCGTCCTGGGGTACGGTGACGCACTTCATCATCATGGACGCGACAAGCGGCGGTAACATGCTCGCGCACGCTGCGCTCGACGCATCGAAGACCGTCGACTCCGGCGATACGCTTAGTTTTGCCGTGGGCGAGCTGGATATAACGCTCGACTAATGCCGTTTTATTTGTATCGCAAAAACGGCGGGCAGGTCTTAGCTGCATCGGTTCAAGAGGCGTGGACCGAGGACGACTATCTAGCGGTTTTCGAGGATGCGCAAAATCTCGATCTGTCCACGGCGTATTGGTGCAATGGCTCGCAGATACGTGAGGCGACAGCAGAAGAGATCGCTGCGTTCGACGACAAAGCTCTTGAAGACCAGATCACAATAGATCGATTGGTAGCAAAAGACATTGCCGACGCGCTTGCGAATTATCGACAAGCCTTGCCGCGTGTTATCCAGGCCCTGGCGTCTTTGATGCTGCAAGAGATCAACACGCTGCGATCTATCCACAGCTTACCGACGTATACTGCACAACAGTTTAAGACGGCACTGAAGAATCAGATCGATAGCGAGTAATCGCTATGGCCCTATCGACAAAAATAGGGTCTTTCGAATCGCCGGACTCTACAGGCACGGCGGACATTACGGACGTCGGTTTTCAAGCCGATCTTGTTCTGTTCTTTTCCAATTATCTTACGGCACCTGGTAGCGGCAGCTCCGCGATCTGCGATCTTTCAATGGGCGGCGCTGTTTCTGCGTCGTCTCGATTCTTTTGTTCCGCTTCGGCGGCGGGAGGTTCTTCGGCCTATGCCGATTCGAGGCACGACGACACGCACTGCCTGGGCCTTCTCAAAACGGACTTTTTCCCGAGCACGCCATACGAAGCGGATTTCGACAGCTGGTTATCAAATGGATTTACTGTCGATTGGACTACCGTTACGGCGTTTAACTCATACGATGTCGATTATTTTGCTTTAGGTGGAGTTGATAACGTCGCGATCAAGCAGTTCACTTCGAAGACTTCGACAGGCACGCAGGCGATTACCGGCGTAGGGTTTCAACCCGACGCTATTATCTTGGTAGGCATTGGACAAAGCGACGCGCCACCGGCGACCGATGCGGACGGGCGGTTGCAAGTAGGGTTTTCTGACGGTGTATCTGACTATTGTTCGAGCATCGTGTCAAAAGACGAGGGTAACGATGCGTACCGTTCGCTTCGTAACGACGCCTGTATTTTTTTGATAACGAACGCGGGATCGGTCGCACAAAAAGCGGTGATAGATTCGTTCGATTCGGACGGGTTTACTCTTGACTGGCTCACGGTCGATAGTACGGCGAGATATTACGAAGCGATCTGTCTTAAGTTCGACGGGATCAAGACCGGTGATGATACGCAGAAGACTTCGACCGGCACCAAGGCGACGACAGTTGGACACGAAAGCGAGCAGGTCTTTTTTGTTCAAGGCGATACCGATACCTTCAACTCGGTAGACGACGACGCCTCGATGGGCGTGGGCGGTTGTGAGACTGCTAACGAGTTTGCAAGGTGGGCCGCACGCCAGAACGGCGGCGGGTTTCGCAAAGCCGGGCAAGCATATCGAAACACAAAATGTTTGACCGAATGGATCGAAGGCACGGGATCACCGTCGCTCGATACCGAAGCGGAACTCAGCTCACTTGACGCAAACGGGTTTACACTTGACTGGACCACGGCTGATTCGACTGCACGAAGATTTGCCTATATGTCATTTGCAGAGCCCGCCGCTGCCGAGATACCGATCTCGGGTACTGTTGCAGCACAGAGTTCGGTATCGGGTGCAATTGACGCCACGGTTCCGATCTCCGGCACGGTATCAGCTCAAAGCGCGGTGTCGGGCGCAGCCGAAATTTACAAAATGGTTTCAGGCACCGTTTCAGCACAAAGCGCTGTCACAGGTGCGGTTGGTGTCGACGCGGCGCTCTCGGGTAGTGTCTCAGCGCAAAGCACGGTATCCGGTGCTGTTCAAGTCGAAGGGGCCTTATCAGGTACAGTCGCAGTTCAAAGCGATGTGTCTGGCGCTCTCGATGCAGAAGTACCTATTTCCGGTACTGTCTCAGCGCAAAGCGCAGTATCAGGTGCTGCCGAAGTTGAAGGAGCTTTGTCAGGCACGGTAGCAGCACAGAGTTCAGTATCAGGAGCAATTGACGCAACGGTTCCTATTTCCGGGACTGTTGCAGCTCAAAGCGGTGTATCGGGAAGTCTCGATGCAACGGTCCCTATTTCAGGCACAGTCTCAGCACAGAGCGTAGTGTCTGGAAATGTCGAAGCCACACTTCCGATCTCTGGCACAGTCTCAGCACAAAGTGCGGTATCCGGTGCTGTCGAAGTCGAAGGGGCTTTGTCTGGCACCGTCTCAGCACAAAGCTCGGTATCGGGTGCTGTCGAAGTTGAAGGAGCTTTGTCGGGCACCGTCTCAGCACAAAGCGGTGTATCTGGAAGCATCGATTCCGAAGTACCTATTTCTGGGACTGTCTCAGCGCAAAGTGCGGTATCGGGCAATGTCGAAGCCGAAGTACCTATTTCCGGCACAGTCTCAGCACAGAGCGCGGTATCCGGTGCGGCAGAGGTGACGTCTGCAATTGCAATTTCTGGTACAGTCTCAGCACAGAGTTCGGTATCAGGTGCGGTCGAAGCTGAAGTACCTATTTCAGGCACAGTCTCAGCACAAAGCGTAGTGTCTGGCGCTCTCGAAG